ATGCCGATTAGCGTGACCTTGCCGGCACCTGCCGTTTCCTTGTATTCCTTGCAACACCAACGCACACGCATAGTGGGCAGAATCTGCTTTTCTGCGGCAATCTGGAAGATGGATTTGCCCGGCTTTATCAGTTCCACCTCGGGATAGTTCTTCTTTACGAAACGTATCACTTCGGGTGGGTCGACGCTCGTAAGATTCATGTGACCGCGGAATTTCACTCCAGCCAACTGAGTCATGTGGAAAAGAGCTTGAGAATCCTTTCCACCACTAAACGCCAAGTAATATCCATTCTCGGCATCATAGTTCAGACCGATCTTCTCTGCTTTTTGCAGTAGCTCCACTGAGTGAAGCATCTTCTTTCGCAGTCCTTCCGAAGCTCGCTCCAATGCTTCAGAAAGCGTAATGTCTATATTCATGTCTATTCTTAAAAATATTGTTGTTACTTATATTCCGTACTTCTTCAGATACCCCTCACACTTGAATCCCTTTCTTGGCATGAAGTCCTTGAAGTCGGTGGTGCAGAATATCATTCGCTTGTTGCACCATCGGGCCATATCCTTCTGCCATTCGGGGATGGAGTGGTTTGGATTTGTAGGGTTGCGGTATGGTTGTGCGTAGGCATACACGGCTCTGCCTTCATGGTTCTTGCGGAAGCGTTGTAGTCGCTCCCACCAGTAATGCAGACGGTGGTAACATTCTCGGAAGTCGTTCTTTCCGCCTATCATGGTATAGAGAAAGTATTCGCCACGGAATCCTGCATCATTGATTAGCTTCATGGCTCGTTCACATTCCTCTATCTGTGCCGTGGTGTCGCAACCGAAGCGGATGCGTGAGTCTATCCATTTCACTTTGCCCAACAGTTCTGCATATTCGGGAGTGACAAGCCGTGCGTCCATCGCCTGATTGAAGTCGATATGCAGACCGAGGTCGATTATCTTCCGAAGCTGCTCCTTTGCATAGTCGCCCGTCGCAAGTATATTGTTGTCCATCAGTACAACGTGTGTCCTACCCTCGATGGCTATCTCCTTTATATCCATATACGGACGGATTAATCCCTCCTTCTTGGGCACCACACACCAAAAGCATTTGTTGGGACAGCCCTCGGTCAGTTTGCCGTAGGCATGGTCCTTTGGCACCCATGGGAACAACTCGTATAGCGGTTGCAGTCGGTCTATCTCGTCGGGAAGACGCTTATAGATGTCGTAGCCAGTGCCACCCTTCTCCAGTCGGTCGTAGGAGAACTGCCGAAAGTCGATGTCGGGCGAAAAGTTGAAAACCTTGCTGGCATACAGTATATCGTAATGATGCCTGTCGAAAAGGTCGGTAGGTTGTGCCCATTCCACTTCATCTCCCCGCATCGTGTGCCAACGGGCAATCTTGCCGAGAGCCACGTTAGGGTATATCGTAGCTCCCCGTTTCTTTTTGCCGTGTCGTCCGTCCACGTCTATGAGTCCTATTTTCATCTCTATTTCTCATATTTTCCGTTCATTCCGTATCATCCGTTGGCTCGGAATTACTTGTCAATTTGCTTTCTTTCATGTACCCGTGTCTAATCACATCCTCCTCTTCCTTCTCCTCCATATACTCGAAGTAGTCCGGCTCTTCCGGTTTCTCCCCATTCAGTAGTTCGTCGTCCTCTATCTCCTGGAGGTCCTTGGTAGTAAGACCATACTTGCGGGCCATGCGTAGCTTCTCCTCCTCGGTGTAGTTCACACGGTCGCGCTTCACGATGCTCACGTCCTGCGTGATGGCAATGTGGCTCATGTCCGGCATCTCGTCCGTAGCGTCGCGCTCCTCCTGGAAGTTGCCATACACATTAGCTAAGGCTTCCATGCCCTTAGCCACGGCACGGTCGTTGTTCTGTTGCTTGCCCGTGCGGATAAGCCATTCTGCCGATGAAAGGAACATGGCTTTATGACGCGGGCTGTCATCCGTCTGGAAGAAACTTATAAGATGGTTGCATACCGTCACGTCGTTGCTAATCTCCGTGACAGTACGCGGACGGATATTCCCCTCGTCGTCGAGCGAAATCTTCAGCGCAAGCATTAATGCCTGAGCCTCTTCGTTGCCTTGGGCGGCTTGATTGAAGAATATCTCATAGTCACGCCGGGCAATATTGCGGCACACGGTGTGAGGGTCAATATCCTTGTTATGCTCCCATCGTTTGTAAAATTCAAAGCACACCTGCATACGGTAGCGTTGCTCCAGCTTGGGAAACGCCTTCTCAATGGATGTGCCGTAGCTCAACCACTTGTCTATACGGGCGAGCGTGTTTTGCGTAATTCCTGACATATCATCTTTGTTTAGCCAACAGAAAGCACAGAAAGAACAGAAAAGATGCTTTAGCCAACACGCGGAAGAAATATTTTCTGTTTCTTCTGTGTGTTCTGTTGGCTTTATATCTTAGGTGTTTGCTGTACGTCTGTTTTTTGTTTTCTGCCCTAAAGTTACGATATTCCTCCTCCCCCATACGGACATGCTCAATCTCCCCGTACCCCACCATGTCCGCTATGCGTAGCAGTTTATCAGTAAATTTGTGACATAAAATTCAGGACAACAACAACACAAAACACAACACAAAACATGAACAATCCTTTTTATGTCTCGCGAGCCATTGCCGCAGTGCTCGGCTTGCTGTGGGTTCACATCGAACCCTCAATCAATTTTATCACCGTGTGCTTCTTCGCCCTTATCATCGACTGCTATACGGCATGGCGGTGCAACCGTCGTATCTATCAAAAATACCGCGAGGAGATAAAGCGCAACCCGAAGTGCAAAATGGACGGTAAGCTGCGCTCCAAGAAGATGGCAAAGATGGTGTGGACCTTCTCCGTGCTTATCATGTGCATCTGCCTTGCCTCGTATCTTGACCGCAACATTCTCGGCTACATGAACACTCACCTCGCCAACCAACTCACCGCCATGTACTGCCTGGTGCAGTTCGTCTCTATTCTCGAAAACGAGAGCACATGCAACGGAGCGGCTTGGGCAAGAGTGCTTCAAAAGATTGTGGCAGACAAGACCGAGCGACACTTCAACGTGAAGCTGAAAGAGCTGATGAAAGATAAGGAGGAGAAGGAAACTTCGGAGGAAACAGCGAAAGAGTAAACAACTACAGAGGACACTGAGAACACAGATGTATTCATTGATAAGAACATCTGCCTCCCTTGTTTTCCATAAACATCTACATGAGCAAAAAAGATCTGTGCTCTCTGTGTCCTCTGTAGTTTTTTAATATAAAATCAGCAGTACTATGACAATAAGCAATATCCTTGAGCATTGGGCTTCCATCTACAAGCCCCTATCTCACAAACCCGAGAGCGAACGCCTCGAAGACCAGAGCTTCTTTCGCATCCGCTACATCGACCTTGAGAACATTTTTTCCCGAAACGCCAACATCGTTCACTCGCCGTGTATGCTATACAGCATCATTACCACTGGTGAACTCGTTGACGCAAAGAAGGCATCTGTCTCTCAGCAGGTGTGGTTTCTCGCTAAAGTAAAAGACACACCGCAGACCCTTGGCCGTTACGACGGTCGCAAGATGGAACAGACAGCCGAAAGTCTGAAGGATTATTGTAAAGACCTCGTGTCGTGGCTTCTTGAGGTGAAGCGCACAGGCCGCTGCCCCGTCACAAAGCGGTCGTTTGCCGATGATGCCGTAGTGATGGCAGAGCTGCAAAGCATCGACACCAGCAGCATCTCCTTCGGTATGGTGGGCGACATCTATGCCGGACGATGGCTCGTGGTGGGCATGGACTGGAAGAGCCTGCAACCGCTCTACAATTTTGCGTGTGGCAGCAACGGAAAGTATATCGTGCCGAGAGAGGACTTAAAAGGATAGGAGGGTAGGGCATGGCACGTTTCATTTCTCCCGTACAAAAACCTTTTGCACCTCTGTCGCGGGTAGCTCCGCTGTATCTCGACCAGACTCTTATGGACCTTGAGAAGAATATGCAAGCGCAGCGTATTTATCCAACTGAGGTTTATAAGGGCTATGAGGAAATCAATCAATACCGCAAGAAGCATGGCATGTGGTGGTCTACCGGAGAGGGCGCAAAGTCGTTTGAAGGACACATCTATCAAGCCGACGACCAAAAAGGATTGCTCACGGTGGGTATTCGCTATAACGACTATTTGCGATATGTTGACCTTGGTGTAGGCTTGACGGGCAAAATTCATGTTTATGCGGAAGACGTAGACCGAGCACGTCCGGCAAAGAACGCCAAACGATATATTCGCGGCAAGTGGGACCGCAAACAAGGTAAATCACACCGTCCTGCCATCATGCGAACCATACGCAGATTGCGCGACCGTTATCGCAATTATCTTGCTGACTTCTACGGCTATCAAGGTGGCATCGAAATTATCTATGCACTGGAAGGACTTGGCGAATACGCCAAGTCAACATTCTAAACACTAACACAACACAAAAACAGATATGGCAAATTTGAAGACCGAAATAATCCTCTCTATGAATGGCAAGGCGGCTATCCAGGTGCTTGAAGCTCTGCGTGATAAAGCCAAGGCCGTAAGAGAGGAAATAGACAATTTTGATAAGAACGCTCCCGACTTTAAGGAGCAGAAAGCCGGACTGGAGAAAGTGTATGATGCCTTGCAGTCGGCACACGAGAATGTTATTAAGGACACGGAACGACTGGACCATGCCCTTCAGAATCTTACGTCCACATCACTTCAAAACCTACGCAAGGCTTTGGGCGACGGTCGCCGTCAGTTGCAGAAACTGTCGGAAGATGAACTGGAGCAAGCCGATGAACTAAGAAAGAAGATGAAGCAGGTGGGCGATGAAGTCCGTCTGCTTGAGGGTCAGTATGTCAAGATAGCCGATGGTTTAAAGAATGTCTCCAACCAGTCAGACCAATGGCTCGACAAGGCTATCAAACAGCAGCGTGACCTTGTAGGGTCTTTGGAGAAGTCGGATGCCGGCTATCAGAAAAACCTCTCTATACTGAAGCAGCTGGAAGCCGAGGAGGATAGACGCAAGGGCAAGATGGATAAGGATTATGCAATGACTGTTGCACATGATAAGTACTCTAATGCGTCTGAACTGCGTCGTGCGAAAGCGTCTATTATTGAGGCGCGTGATAACACCGATTCAAATAAAATTTTTAAAATAGAGCAATACAACAAGGCTTTGCAGGAGATAGAACAACGTCTTGGCTCTATTTCCGGACAGTTTGTTGATATTCAGAAGGGTATAGGCAATGTGTCCAACCAGTCAGACCAGTGGCTCGACAAAGCCATCAAGCAACAGCGCGACCTTGTTGCTTCATTGGAGAAGTCGGATGCGTCGTATCAGCAGAATCTTGCTACATTGAAGCAACTTGAAGCCGAGGAGGACAGACGCAAAGGCAAGATGAACGTGGCAGAGGCACGTCAAACGGTAAGTGATGACAATGCCTCTGCTTCGGATTTGCGTCGTGCTAAAGCAACACTTACGGAAGCTCGTGACAAGACAGCCATCGGCAAGACTGGAGAGATTGATTCTTACAACCGTGACCTTCAGGAGATAGAGAAGCGACTGGAGGCGGTGTCGGGTAAGACGCAAAAGGCATCAATGAGCTGGAAGCAGATGAAACAGGTGTTGGCAGAGCCTAACAAGGCTTCGGGCGAAGACATCAAGCGCACGATGGAAGTGATACAGCAGAAGATTCAGCAACTTCCTGCCGGCAGCAAGTATGTGGCTACGCTCCGTCGCCAATACTCCATGCTCGAACAGACCCTCAAGGGCACCCGTATGTCGCAGAGTGCTCTCAACGACATTCTCGCCCGTAGCAAGAAGGGTAAAGCCTCCCTCGATGAACTGCGCCGTGCCTACAAGCAGCTTGAAGAGGAACTGAACCAAATCAACACCAAGAGCAAGGAGTTTGCTGACAAGCAGAAGTCGATGAAAGAACTGAAGAATAACATCGACAAAGTGACGGGTGCAGCCAACAAGCAGGGCAGGTCATGGCAGACAGCACTGAATAACCTCACGGCATACGTCGGATTGTTTTCAGCGTTCAATATTCTCAAGACATATCTCTTTGCTATTTTCCGTTTGAACGCTAAGTTCGCAGAGCAGCTTACCAATATCCGCAAGGTTGCGCTTAGCACACAAGAAGAAGTTGGCAACTTGTCAAAAGAGTTGGCTAAGATTGATACCCGTACAAGCATAGAAGAGCTAAACAACTTGGCCTATGCAGGAGCTAAGCTTGGTATCACGACTAAAAATTTGGCTGGCTTCGTTCGTGCCGCCGACCAGGTGAACGTTGCGTTGAAAGAGGACTTGGGCGATGAAGCGTTGACGGCTCTTGCTAAGATTACTGAGGTGTCGGGCCTTATAGATAAGTATGGCGTGGAAGATGCTATGCTGAGAACTGGCTCTGCCATCTTCCGACTGGCATCTACATCTACAGCCACTTCGGGCAAAATCGTTGACTTTTCAAACCGTTTGCTTGCGCTTGGTGATGCAGCCACTCTTACTACACCTGACATTCTCGCTATTGGTTCTGCTGTTGACTCAATGGCCCTTGAACCCGAAGTAGCTGCTACTGCGTTTGGTAAACTTGTGGTAGAGCTGCGCAAAGGAACGTCTTCAATAGAAAAAGACCTCGGCATTGCGCAGGGTTCGTTGAAGAAGATGATTGAAGAAGGCAAGGGTATGGAAGCCATTCAAACCATATTCCATAAGATGCACGAAAGTGACAACGTATTTGCACTAAACTCTCTCTTCAAGGATCTTGGTTCTGAGGATGGTGCTCGTCTTACTAAGGTTATGGTGACGATGGCAGAAAAAGTGGGTATGCTTGATAAGGCTGTTGCTGAGTCAAACAAGGCTTTTCGCGAAGGTTCGGCTGTAACCGTGGAATATGAAATGCAGCAGGAGACCGCCGCTGCATATATGGAGCGAGCTGCTAACCTTTTTGAGAAGCAGTTCGTTTCGGCAGATGCTGCAAGCGGTCCAGTGCGCGATTTGGCTAAGGCATGGTATGAGATGGTGGATGCTCTCGTTCATAACATTACGTTTATGACCGAAGTGCGTATACTTATCACGTTGCTTATGGCTGCCATGAAGATGTTCCTCGGTATGTTGCCAACGCTTATTACGATGTTGAGTACGGCAGGAGTGGCAGGAGCCTTTGCTAAGTTGGCCGAACTTACAACTGGATTGACTGGCAAAACGATGTCTCTTGCAAACGCCTGGAATGTTATGTATTCGTCCTTCAAGAAACTGTCTTTCGTAGGACAAATGAGCGTGATGGGTGGTCTTATTGGTCTTGCCGGTGTCCTTGTTGTGAAACTTGCCCAGTGGACGGCTTCACTAAAACAAGTGTCAGCAGGACAGCGAGTGCTCAATGAGGTGCATGAGGAAGGCCAGCGTAGAGCTATGGAAGAGCAGGAGTCTTTGAAGCGTTTACATCGTGTAATGAATGACACTTCCGCATCAATGGATCTTCGTCTTGAAGCCATGAACAAACTGAATGGCGCTATCCCTAATCTTAATGCAAAAATCAACTCAGAAACTGGCGCTGTTCAAGAGAACACGAAGGCTTGGGAGGAAAACTTTAAGCGTTTGCAGGATTATTACGAACTGGAAGGCGCTCGCGCTAAACTTGCTGAACTTGGACGTAAAAAAGTTGATGCTATTCTTAAACTTCAGCAGAAGGAGGATGCGTATGCCAATACCAATGTCGATATTCCTACTGGACCGGTAACCTCAAGTGGTGCAATGATGGGCCGTCAGGCGCAGGGAGCCATCGGACAAGCAGGACAAAAAGCAGCAGCAAAGCGAGAGCGTGACAAGGCTCAACAAGAATACAATGATATTATTGCACAAGAAGATGCGTTGTATAAAAAATTTGGAGCCAAACTTGTTGTTAAAGGCAAGAAGGTTGGCGGGAAAGGTAAAAAGGTTGGTGGCGGTGGCGGAGGCAACGCCGAAGCCCCCGAAGACGATTCTCGCGCCAATATCTCAGAATTTATCACTAAGATAAATAATTTCTATGAGCGCCAGAAAACAGCCATGATTGAAAAGATGACTGAAGATGGTGTTGAAAAAGATTTGCAGGACTATGCTGTGTCAAAGATTGAAAATCGACTAAATGCAGCTCTTGCAGCCGCCAAACAGTCGCTTGTTCTCGGCACTAAAGCATGGGATGACTTCAAGGCTTCAATGGATAAAGACCTCAAAGAGAAGGACGATGAATATGGGCAGTCACAGTCAAGAATGTTGAAGGACGCAATCCAGTCTACAGATGTAATGAAGTTGCGTACCGACCTTCTCAAACAAATGCCAAAGATTAAGAAAGGTCAGATGGTTGATTTGAAATCTGACGAGCGCGACCGTGCATATCTTGATCGCCTTTGGCTTGAGGAATCAAAGAGTGAAGACAAGCAAGCAACTATAGACCAAAAACAGGCAGAACAGCGACGCAAGGAACTTTTGGAACACGATTATACGGGTATAGTACAGCAAAACTCGTTTCTCGGATTGGCAAAAACTGGATTTGTCGATATAGATATAGATGAAATTGACAGGGATAGGGATGCTATCATAAAGGTTTTGGAAAAAGCGCGTAACAATATTGTTGGTGTCTTTCAGACAGGTGGCGAAAAGGATGCGCTACTTAAACTTCTTTTTGGTGAGAATTATGAGGATATGCCTATGCAGTTCCTTTCTCTGCTTGATGCTCCGGAAGAGGATATGCGTTTGCTTTATCAGAAGCTTATCCAATACAACGACGAATACGAGTCTGCAAGCAAAAAGGGAGACGACGAGCGTAAGAAACTGAATGATTACGGTTGGTCTAAGACTGATTATTATAAGGAATACCAGAAAGCTCTGCCTGGTGCCGAGCAAGAGGTGGCTATCAAGGGTAGCTATCGCAATGCCGGTCAGCGTATGGGTATGGTGTCGGTATCGGCTTCGGACCCAGAACTAAAACTGATGAAGGCACGCATGGAATTTGCTCAGCAGTATTATACGTTCCTCGAAGAGCACAACGCCACCGAGCAGCAACTTGCTGATGCCCGAAAGTCAATAATGACGGAACAGGCTAACTATGCCAAGAAGCTCTCGGGAGATATGTTTGAGCAGTATAATTCACTCCTTACCTTCATGGGACCGTTGCAAACCTTCGGCGAGTCGGTAGGCGATGCTTTTGCCACTATGACCGAGGACGCAGCCGAAGGACGCAAGGCATTGAAGACAGCCTTAAAGCAGATGATAAAATCGTTTGCCACCAATACCCTTCAGATGATTAGTCAGCAGCAGATAGACCGTGCGCAGACCACGGCTCACTATACGCAGTTGCTCCTTATGCAGCAGGCGTTTGGTACAGCAAAAGTAGAGGGGGAGGCTGCCACTGGAGTGGCTTTGCTTACGACAAAGACGGTAAATAACCAGACAGAGGAACAACTTGAGGTGGCTCACCAAGAGGCAATGGCAGCTCTTCGTTCTGCGGGTATCTTCGGTTGGTGTGTCAGCACGCTCGGGCCTATCGCCGGTCCCATCGCTTACGCCGCAATGATGGCAACTCTCATGGGCTTGCTTGGTTTCGCTATCAGCAAGATAGGTGGCAGCGACAATTCTAAAAACGAGACAGCCAAGGGTAAGAATACTAAGGTTGTTTCCGGCATGCTCACCTACGACTCCGGCAACGTGCAAGACCTCCGTCCGTTCGTCGGCAACGATGGTAGTCTTTATTGGGCAACCGAGGACAATAAGCCACACGACGGCGTAAACCTCCTTACACGTCCTACCGCCACCACCATCAACGGCCATCCGTCCCTGGTAGCCGAGAATGGCCCAGAGTTGGTAATCGGACGTGAGACAACCCAGGCAATGATGATGAACAACCCACAATTACTGAAGGCTCTCGTCAATTACGACCGCGACTATTCAGGTCGTCGCGCCTACGACGCTGGCAATATAGCCGAAACAAGCCCTACAGTAGCCGCAGGAGCTTCTGTAAGCGATGAAATGGTGTCTTACCAAGCTAACACCAACGTAGCCCTTCTGCAAGCCGTAAACACGCTCCTGCAACGTTTGGAGCAACCTATCGAAGCCAAGATTGATATGTATGGCCGTGGCAAGCTTTATGACAGCATGACAAAAGCCGACCGCTTTATGAAGAATAAGTCATAGGTTAATAAATTGTCAAATGTTAAAATTGTTAAGACCGTTTCGTTAAGATAGCGAGACGGTCTTTTCGTATGTGCATTTTTCCCGAATTAAAAGTGCAAACCTTGCACATCTGTAACTCATTGATACTTTGCACTTTCAACATGTCATATACGTCAAAAGTGCATAAATACGTAGGAATCCTCTACTATATACTTTATTTTCCGACCATTTCTTTTCTTCCCCATTTTCAAAATCCCCTAACCTCAAATTAAAGGTTAGTAGCATTAACGCCTATGGCGTAACTAATACACTCTCAACAGGTTATGAATATATGAGAAAGGGGCAGCTCGGCAGAAAATGGTGGATTTATGGGGAAATACGATGTATTTTCTTATATATTTTTTCCTTACGCACCCTTATATCTATAAAAAATAATTAATTTTTTGCACTTTTAGAATATAACTAATTGAAAATTTGGAAGATAAGTAGGATTTTGGTTAGCACAAAGCTTGCTCAAAGCATACATTTGCCTTGCACATTCAGAATGTGTTTTGCACTCTTGGAGTAAGGACGTTCGGCTTGCTTTCTTAAAGTATGCACATTTGATTTCGGTTTTGCACTCTTGAGGAGTCTGAAGTGCAAGTTTGCACAATAGTCTTGGAAAGTTAAAAAACGTATAGAAACTTAGATAAACGAACGTAAGAATTGGTTATGTTTATTTTTATTCTTAATTTTGCAGTGGTAACAATACTGACATTCGTTTAAGCCAACAATATGTTTGATGAAATTTGCTCAATATACGAGTCGTCCACCGACAACAAGGGTAAGTTTGTTGACCGTGAGACGGGCGAGTGCATACAGCAGATGACTATCCGTGAGTTTTGTCTGACGGACAGATGGAAGCCGTATGTACAGCGGCTGCGTGCCATGCGTCAGGAATTAGGCAGCAAGGCGAAGAAGATGCCGGAATACATCGAGACGAAGAAGATGTTGCCCGGTGCTACCCTTAGTGGACTGTTTGAACTCTGGGAGGATGACTGCATTGACAAGAACGGACGTACCTATCGTGATGTAGTCAGCCGTCGCGAAACACATCTGAAGCAGCACACAGGCTGGCTTGCCATCGACATTGACTTGGACGACAATCAGCAGATTACCTGCTTTGACAATATCCGAAAGGTTTGCCGTTTTCGTCCTGAGGTGGCATTGCTCATGCGTTCCTGTTCAGGTACTGGCTATTTCGGCTTGGTGCGTTTGGCTTACCCTGAACAGCATAAGGCTCAGTTTAAGGCTCTGAGGCAGGAATATGCAGCGTTAGGCATCACGCTCGACAAGGCATGCAGCAACATCGGACGTGTGCGCTTCGCCTCATGGGACGACCCTGAGCATATATATATAAACGAAAAAGCCATTCCATATAAAGGTCTGGATGCGGGAGAGACACAAATCTTGCTGACAGACACATCACACCGGCATCAGCCGGGCAGGTACAGCAAGGGTCCTGACAGTTGTGACATTATCTATCTGAAGGCTTCACGACTGGTCAGCAAGATAGAGGCGTGTGGCGTTGACATTATGGGATGTTATGACGAATGGGTAAGATGCGGAATGGCATTGCACGATGTGTCGGCTTTGTATGGATATGATATGTGGAAGAGGGTTTCACGTTTTCGTCCCGCCAAAGCGTCACACGGACATAAAGACAGCGACTTCAGTAGCCGTTGGGCAGGTTTTGCCAACAGTCGAGTGAGAGCAGAGACGTTCTTCTGGATGTGTAAGCAAAGTAATATAGAGCTGACGGATGATGATCTCAGAGAGATTTATCAGACACAGTAAACAGAAAGGAATTTTGCCTTAAAACACCTTCTATGCGAGTCCTATGCGAGTCCTATTCGTGTTCTATTCGTGTTCTATGATTCTTCATTTTATATTTACTTCTTTTTCATTGATTATTTTAAGTGAAAAATTTCAATAAAACGATATATGAAACTAATAACAATTACCGGTCCGAGTGGTGCAGGAAAGGACACTGTGGCTCGGATGCTGTCCGACTTGGGCGGCTATAAAGTGTTGTGTTCTTATACCACTCGCCCGAAGCGTGAAGGCGAGATTGAAGGCGTGGAACATCATTTTGTAGAGAAGTGTGATGTGCCGCACGATAAGATGCTTGCATATACACAATATGGTGGTTATGAGTATTGGACCACCGTAGAGCAGGTGGGCGACAAGGCTATTTACGTCATTGACGAAGACGGTCTGAAGTCGCTTTGCAAGAAGTTTCCTGATATAGAGTTGTTCAAGATTTGCGTTTCGGCACATGAACGTACACGTCTTCGCCGAGGCGTTACTCCTGAACGCATGGCACGCGACAAGCAGCGCAAGCTCCTGCCTTTGTTGTTCTACGATGCAGTAATCTTCAACAACGACTCACCCAGTAAGCTGTTTGATAAAGTATTGCAGTTGAGTTATATGATTGAATAAAGATTGTGGCAATGAAAATGCACTATCTTTTAAACAATAAACTAAAATTCATAAGTAATGAAATTTACCGAACCACGAGCAGAATGGTGGCCGCAGACCACTCTTGCGCAACATATAGCAAGGGTGGGCAGAATATGCTATAAGGCTAAGGGCAAGCAGCCAGAAGAAGGAATGACCGAAGATGAAGTGGAAGCGTTCATTCAGAAGCGCGACGAGGAACGCTGCAAGGGCTTTTGGGAAAGCGGACATTGCTCGATGTATCGCCACGGCATCGTCTACTTCTTCATGCCTAACGAAAAGGGACTTCTTAACTACATCTGGGCGTATCTGAATGCTTCGCCCTATATCGACTATGCCACAAAGAACCATAAGGTATGGATCAGCACTAACATGCAGTTCATGCTTGAGAACAAGAATCTTATGGACGCGCTTAGTCCGTATGGTGTCAGCGAAGACGAGTTTATTGAGAAGGCTCAGAAGTACGAGTGTGAGGAGGCATTCTCCATTATCCGCATGACGCTGGTAGTAACCACGCAGATAAGCACATCGCGCGAGCTTAACCGCACATCGCCTAACAGCATAGCCGAGCAGAGCACACGCTATTGCAATTTAGAGAAGAAGGGTGGCGTGCAGATAGCACGTCCGCATTGGTATGATGAAGGCACACGATGGCAGCGCATGGTGTATGGCTTTGTATGCCGAGTATGCGAGTGGGGCTACAACCGACTGCTGAAGGCGGGATTGAAGCCGCAGGATGCACGAGGTGTTCTGCCTCTTGACACCTATACCGTTGTGGCATATACATACACTATTGCCGACTGGAAGCATATTCTTGACTTGCGCTATCATGGCAAGACCGGCACACCGCATCCCAATGCAAAGATTGTTGGCGAGAAGATACGCAACATCATCCTTGAGCGTATGCGCCAATACTTTGCGGTGTTTGACATTTAACTATTGATTAACAATGAAGATACTATTTAAGAAACTTGACGAAAAGGCGCAAATACCAGTAAAGGCAGTTGGACATGAAGCCGACTTTTGTTACGACTGCGTTGCTGTAAGCGAAACTGAGGTTGCTCCAAATGTATGGAAATACGGGTTGGGCTTTGCTTTACAGCCTACAAATGATTTTGATGGCTACAATATACGTAGCTTCAATATTCGTTCTCGGTCTTCGGTGTGGAAGACAGGTATGGTGCTCTCCAATTCTCAAGGTACGATTGACGAGATTTACACGGGAGAAATCTTTGTGGTATTCTATCATGTCATGCCCAACATGCCCCGCTATAAAGTTGGCGACAAAGTTTGCCAGCTTTGCTTGGAACGTACCGAGTCGTTAGAGTTTGTTGAAGTGACTGATCTGCGCAAAACATCACGCGGAGAACACGGATATGGCTATACCGGAAAATAACAAATAATCGACCTTATGATAAATAGCATAAATTATGGCTAAATCAAATCCTATCAAAGCGCGAGAAGAACTGGTGCGCAGTCAGCCCACCATCTACTCTTTCAACTTCCGTGATGTGCCTTCGAGCAAGTATGCTGAGACACTGGACGTGCTTTTTCATAATCCGGATTATAGCGAAGCCGTTGAGAAGCGTAATCGTCTTGTGAAGTCGGCTGAGCGTTTGCGTCCGGGTTCAAGCGAAATGCTGAACCTTATGCGTACCATCCAGCAACATGACCGCAAGTTGGCGGACACCATGTATGCCTCCATCGTGCAGACAAATCTACATTCAGAGGTTAGCTATGATTTTCTTTCGTTCGGCACCCTACTGAAGTACTACGTTGATTACAAGAAGGACGGTATGCGTGAGCGTGTTGATCGCATGGCAGCCAATCTTGATAAGGTTACGTTCCTCGCCGATATGCTTGAGAGTATTGTTACCGACGTGAAAGCTGATATGCGGGAGGTGTTTGATGGCAGCATTGAGTTTAATCAGTTTGATGCGGTACTGCAGGTTCTTACTCAATTAAGAGGATTCTTTAAGTCTGCCCGACGTGGCGATGCTGATTCGCCCGAAGCTCAGCTCTACTTCGACTACTCCGACTCCATCAATGATTATCTTGAGAAGCGACTGAAGACATATACCGACAAGTATCGCAAACTGCATCCGGCTGCGCAAGTCTACACTGAAGCAGACCTCATAGAAGGCCTGAATCAGTTCTTTGGTCGTAGTGAGAAGTTCGACATGAGCGTTATCGCTCATACCGAGTCGGGAGGTTGCTATATCGACCTTGCGCAGCTCTGCCTTCGTCTTAGTAGAAACGACATTGAGAGGATAGAAAAAGTGACTGGCAAAATGCAGTCTAACAGCATGACCGATGCTGCATTGCGCTTTAGCTTCAATGCCACTGATTTAATTATGAGCCATTTCAAACGGCCCAAACCAAAATAATAACCGTTATGCCTAATATTTACCTTCGCCTACCTACGAGTCGCTGCCAGTTTTTCCGCAATCGCGACCCCAAGCACGTGCTTGCCAAGGACGAGCCGTTGGTGTTTAGTGTCTATACGCATGAGCATTTTATCCTCCGTCATTATCTTACGAATACAACGGAACTATCTCGTTCGCTTGATCCTCAATGTTTTTCGCACCAGCAATGGCGTAACATGATGGCAGGGCGGCATCCCAATGGTGGAGCTTCAATATTGATTCGTGATAATCAAAACTATCTTTCTTTTGACGAAGTGCAACGTATTTTCGGCTTTCGTGACTACAATAAAAGCGAAGACATGGACTATCTCTGCATTCGTTTACCCTACGAAGTAGAGGTTGTTGATGTCGTAAAGCAAGTTACATCGACGTGGAATCTCACTAAGGAAGGTGTATGGCAGCTCAAAGCTGCGCTTAACAATGAATTTAAGCGCAGCCTTATAGAGTGGGCCATGTCTACTTTTGACTATTGCACCTCCAACAATCGTATTATCTGTCGTAAGCACGTAGCTATGCTTGAACGCTTCCTAATGCGTTACGGCATTGACCCTACCGAGCAAGAGAAAAGTAATATGAGACGTGTCATTGATCGTTGGTTTGCTACAGAGAACAAGAATTTTAAGGCTTATTCTTGTGCTGATATGCAGTTCATAGACGAGAGCGAGCGCACAGTCTCGTTCGAGAGGATAGAATGGGAATAGCGTTTCTACGTAAATAACTGTTAAATGATTTTGTAAATTAAGTTAAAAAACAACCCTTTTTGAAAAAGTAAATGGAATTGCCCGATAAATGCAAAGAATTGTTCCTCGAAGGCATTACCGATGTGATGTTTTATCCAAGGGAAGAGTGTGTTATCCCTGTGCCGTTCAGTATGGCACGAGTGTTATATATTAATAATTGTAGTCTGCCTGCCGAGCCAACTTTGCGCTTGGCTACGAGTGGCGAAAACTATGTTATTGTAGAGAATCTTAAAGTGAAGATGACGTTCACCAAACAGGGCAATGGCACTATATATACCTATGATATTAGTGCTAATGTGGCAAATGGAGGCGAAAATGTGGCTGAAGCGTACCGAAATATGCGTGATAAGGAGTATCTTGTGGTATTGCGCAAGATGGACGGTTCGTTGCTGTTGTGCTATACCTTACCCCATACATTCGGTATTGGTGGCACCACGGACCACAGCCAGACTGATTTGTCGCGAACCGTCACAGCCACCACTCAAGCCCTGTCGGAGCCTATACCCATCACGCTTCGAGAGTAAAGCTATGCAACCATTTTTCTGATACATTATATTATACTGTTTAGAGCCGCTATTCGTGAGAATGGCGGCTTTTTTTGTCCTAATGTTAAAAACCACGGTCTTTAATTTTGCACATGGATAACACAGCGGAGTGGTAGCAGTTGGTAGCTCACTTGGCTCATAACCAAGAGGTCGAGGGTTCGAGTCCCTTCTCCGCAACATAGTCAGTCGGCAAAAAGATTGATTTTTCAGGATAACAACACAAAACACAGATTTTACTAATGAAAGGCTTATTTGAAATACTTACCGAAAAGAAGTGGATGGTCAGTCCCGACTTCGTACATGGTATTCGCAAGTCGCTTGAGCACAATCTAAACACTCATGCGGCCTTCAGCAAGCCGGAGAAGAATTGCGGATATGTCACAGCAAATGATGCCGAGGGCAATACCTACTATCCAGAGGAATATCAGATTTCAGAGGACGGCAAGCAGGTGAGAGGCAACTGGTGTCTGGGCCTCCCTGCTGATGACGAGGATGCGCAGACGTTTCCTTTCGTTTCGGTTCTTACTGTTGACGGCCCTATCACTCGCAACGGCGGCTATTGTTCGTATGGTTCAATAGACCATCGCGACATGATGATGCGAGCAGTCGATCATCCTCTTTGTCGCGGTCACGTTTTCATCATCAACACTCCTGGCGGTTCTGCTTGGGCAAAGAACGATTATGCTCTTGCTATCGACTATGCCCACTCAAAGGGTCAGAAGGTCATTGCCCTGGTTGATGGCCTTTGCGCTTCGGCTGGTATGTACCTCGCTTCGCTTTGCGACGAACGCTATTACATGAATCCGAAAGACCAGGTTGGTTGCATCGGTGTAATGGCAGCGTTTTATACTCTTGCCGATGGCACGGTAAATCAGTTTACCGATGAAACTTATCACGAGCTTTATGACCCTAAGTCATTCGACAAGAACAAGGCTTATCGCGACATCGCTAATAAGGATGATGACAAGGAACTTATCAAGGAACTTGCCGATCTTGGCGTTGAGTTTCGTGCCGATGTAAAGAAGGCTTGCCCTAATGCTACCGACGAGCATCTGCATGGCAAGGTGTTCAATGCCGAGGACGTGAAGGGCATTTTGATGGATGGTCAGTCATCATTCATGGGAGTGGTGCAACACGCCTTTGAACTTTATGATGGTAGAGCCGAACTTATTAACCGTGAGCAGACGGTTGAGCCACAGAACGAGCCGGAGAATGAGCCGGAACCAGAGAAACCCACAGCAACCAACACAAACACAAATATAAACATGGAGAATTACCCATTGATTTGCTCTGCTTGCGGACTGCAGGCTGGCGAGATTGCCGTTACGGAAGAGGGCGCGTATATGAACGCCTCGCTTCTTGACAACCTTGAAGCCCACATGAAGGAAGCTGAGCAGAAGGTGACTGATGCCGAGCAGAAAGCCACCACAGCGGAGAACGCTCTCGCGGAATTGCAGGGCAAGTTCGATGAACTCTCCGCTCAAGTAAACGCAGCCAACGAAGCAAAGGAAGTCGCGGAGACCGCACTCGCCGAAGCTAAGGAGGCTCACAGTAAAGAACTGAGCGACCTTAACGCACAGCACACCGAGGCTCTTGCCGAGAAGGACGACGAGCTGAAAGCTCTCACCGTGGCAAAGGACAAAGAGATTGCCGACCTCACAGCCGCTAAGACTGAGACCGAGGCAAACCTTCAGGGCGCAAAGGATGCACTCGCCACAGCCGAGCAGTCGCTTGCCGACAAACAGGCTCAGATTGACGAGCTGACGCACGATGCTGGCGCAGAGCAGAACGCTGGCAATGCTCCTGAGAACAATGGCGAGGGAGTGAAGACCCGGCAGTTGCGCACATTCGACCCCAGTCAGTACAAGACTAACGTCGAACGCAGAGAAGCCTTTGAACGCTTCAAGCGTGGTGAGGAATAGTATTTCCCTACATCAGCTCTCAACCAACACAAAAACAGACAACACAACAACAACACAAAAACACAAACAATTATGGCAACACTTCCAAACAACTTTATCGGTAAGGATGCGCTTCAGCATGTAGCCGAGCAGGTTTCTAAGGAAATCCTCATGGGTATTGGTTATACCGATCCCGCAGAGACCGACCGTCTTGGTATCGACATTATCAGCGGTATGCAGTTTAAGCGTACCTTCCACATTCTTCTCCGCAAGGGTGGCACAACCCGTCGTAAAGACGTTCACTCAGTAGTAAACAGTCAGGCGGGATTTTTGACTGAGCGCACGCTTGTCGCCCGTCTTGCCTGGGATCACTTTACCGATTCTGTTGATGCGTATTGTGAAACAGTATTCGGTACGGACGCTCAGGGTCAGTACCCGATGTCAACAGCAGCGGTAGAAGCCATCCTTCGCAATTACGCCGACAACCTTGCCGCTAACTTCTGGTTTGGCGACATCTCGCTCGACGATGGCAAGGAAAATGTTCCTGCTCACGATCAGGCATTGGCTCTCTATGACGGTATTCACACCTGCATCAAGCATGACATCGAGGCTGGCATTATCTCTGAGGCTAACGGCAACCTCATTCCTTGCGAGCTTATCGACGCTCCGCAGGACAACAACGACTCTACACCTTACGACAACTTCTACAACTGGTATCTGAAGTGGGACGCTCGTTTGCGCAAGCAGAAGACTCTTGTCTATATGAACGAAATCACTGCTCATAACATCGCAGCTGGCTATGCTAACAAGTATCACGGTAACTACAAGGTTGATTATGACGCAGGTGGCAACTTCGTTTTGCCTGGCATGTCAAAGGTTACAATCTGTCCTGTTTCTGACTTTGGTGTAGGTGACCGTATGTACGCCACTGTACCGAAGAACCTTGTTTACGGTGTAGATACACTTAGCAACGAGACTTATGTGGGCGTTAAGGTCGGCACGGACACAGATTTGCGCCAAATCCAACTCCAAATTCAGTCAATACAGGGAGCCGGACTGAAGGAGCCCTACGCACACTCGTTTGCAATGTCGGACGGTAATCTCGCTAACCCTGACTTTGTAGCTGGTGATTACACCAACTCTAACCTCGTTGTTACTCTCGCAAAGGCTAACGCTCAGGACGAGGGCAACATCGACGGAACAGTGAAGGTGAATGGTGCTCCCTACAAGAATCCTATTGTGACTTCTGTAAATCAGGTTATCTCGCTTGAGGCAGCTGACGGCACCAACTACAAGTTTGTAAACTGGAGCAATGGTTCGACCGAGAAGAAGATCCAGCTCACTGCCACTGGCATGAGCATGGGCTTGATAGCCTTCTTCAAGAAGAACGGCTAATCCCGCGAGGCGGTTTCTTTTGTCTCTATAAATCCCCGGCGGCGGTCGCTTGACCTGACGGAAAACAGTGACCGTCGCCATTTCTTTTTTCGGATAACACAACACAAAAACTTATAAGAATATGGCAGTAACAGCAACATGTCCTGAGATTAAGGACGTTCTCGCAGCTAATGAATGTCTTGAGAACTTTGGTGGTCTTGGTGTCAATGTCTACGTCTTCAATAAGGCAGACCTTAAAGCTCCCTTGAAGGCCGAAAAGAACATCTACCCTGCATTGACCTCTGAGTCGTTTAACACTGGTAAGGGTCTTTACAAATTCGAGTGTAAGGAGAGTAGCCAGGGTCACTCTTTTGAGTCACTTGGCCGAAGAGGCGGTTATAAACAGACGATTGACTATGTACTCGAAAGCGTAAACGCAGAGTCGGCAGAAGTGGCACGTGCTCTGAACAACCTCGACCTTGGCTACATCTTACAGGATGGTGAGAAGAGTATCATCGTGTACGATTCTCAGCATAAGGTAGAGTATGCTTCGGGTGGCATCAAGGGCGACACGGGCAAGAAACCTGACGATGAACGTAGCGTCGTTTGTAGCGGAACTCTCCAGCCTACAGCATACGGCCGCTACGAGATTACCGAGCCTGAGACCGGCGGTTGGGACTCGCTTCTTGTTTCAAAAAAAGGGTAAGCGATATTGACACTCAGAGCGAAAGCAATATCGCCCCCCAGCAGCTCGACGATGCCGATTCTTCTTTCTTCAGCACAAGTGACGAAGAGGAAGGCGCAACGGCAAAGAAGAGCAAGAAATAATCGCTCATACGAGGAAGGTTTTTCATCATACGACAAATTCCCTGCATCAATCCTTTATATAAAAGGTATTGATGCAGGGATTTTTTATTATATACATATTAGTAAACTGATAAAATAATACCAAAATTAGCATTTCTAATACCAAAACGAAACCAAATCAGATAAAGACCTGTAATTTTGCAATTAGAAAAGATTTTTTGATTACGTTATGTTGTAAGCGTAGTATAACTAAAACTTATAGGATTTATGGAACTAAGACATTTGCGTTCGTTTGTAAACGTAGCTGAAACCAAGTTATTTAGTATGGCAGCCACACGTTGTTGCGTCACCCAGTCGGCGGTAAGCCAGCACATTCGTGCCCTGGAGGACGAGTTGGGCTGCAAATTGCTTATCCGCACATCACACGGCATTATGCTCACCGAAAGCGGCGAAGCCCTGTTGCCTCGTGCCAAAGAAATACTGAAGCAGACCGAGGACTGCAAAGAGCAAATCTATGCCCTCAACAACTGCATGACGGGCGAACTGCGTATAGGCGTAGGTTCGTTTATTGCTCCGTACGTCCGTATGGCAGCATTGATATTCATGGAGAGATACCCTAACGTGCGTATCAATGCCGACTTTACTAAAGCCTACATCCTCAACCAATCGCTAAGGGCGCACATGTTAGACCTTGCGTTCACAATGAATATGGCATACCGCCACGAAGGGATAGAGTCGCGCCCCTGCATTCCTTTTAATGTGTATGCTGTCATGCGCGACACCCATCCGCTTGCCTCGCTCTCAAAGGTGTCGTATGAGGACATTCTGAAGCACCCAATCATCATGCCCGACATAGGCGAACGTGCCATTGAGACTTTTCATCAATACATACAGCGCGACCTATATAAGCTCAACATTAAGTGCATCATCAGCGACCCCGACGAAGCCCTTGCCTCGGTGGAAGAAACCAAGTATATAACCTTCATGCCTAAGCTCTACCTGCGCAACCACCCTACCCTTGTGGCGCGTCCCATCGTCGGACTCGAACAGCAGTTGATGAGCAACGCCCACTGTATGCAGGACGTACCTAAGAAGCGAGCTGCACAACTCTTCCTCGACATCATCCGCGACGAGGTAGTGCCATACATTTCCGTAGCCGAAGAGTCGCAAGGGAAGTTCACACCGCCACCTTGATAGTCATTAGATTTTCTTATAATGAACCGAGCCTCACGTTAGCAGCGTGAGGCTTTTTAATTTTAGTATTAGCCGAAATTATATGTTATCCCATAGCAAGAACACTTAATAAGAAACTCTTCGCCCCCACCACTTTCTCCCATACCTTTGCAATAAGTTCAATAATGAACGAAACCAACCAAACACAAACAACTATGCAGATTAAAACTAATGACGGCAACTATGATGTTGCCAGCAAGGGACTCGGCAACACAGCCTTGGGTCTCGGCATCGCAGGCTTGGCAACGAGCCTATTGGGAGGCAGCGCCTCGCTTCTGGGCATGGGTAGAAACAACGGCATGACCGCCAATCCTACCGACCCTGACGCGCGTTTCGTAACTAAGAGTGAGACTAACCTTATCCAGGAGAACAGCACTCTGAAGACCGAACTCGCCATTCAGAAGAGCGAGAACTACACCGACAAGAAGCTCGTGGAAGTGACACAGTATCTCGACGCGAAGTTGCGCCGTGTGGAAGACAAAGTGGATGCAAACAAGGATGCGCAGCAAGCCGTCAACGCACAGCAGATGGCTTACAATGCGGCTGCTAACGCCAGCATCGACGTGCTCAAGTCGCAGGTGGCATCGTTGTCGAGCGTAACCAAGCTGTTCATCCCTTCAACCAACGTATGCCAGACCGGTTGCGGTTGCGGTTGCGGATGCAATCAGTAAGAGAATGACGTAATCCAGTTATATATATGGAATACAAAAACTCACAGATCTTGGCGGCAGTCGTGTCCGAATGGGCACGACCCGCCATTTCGCAGATAGCTGCAGGCAACCTCATGCGCCTACCTATGCTTCAGTCTCTGCAAGCCACCATCAGCTCGTTAGGCATTGTCAGTGGCAACTATGCCCTACAGAAGGACATCGAACCACTCATTCAGCCCATCGTCAACTCGCTCGTCGCACCTATGCTTGCCCGATATTTCGGTCAGATACCCGAAGAGAGCATACCGCAGATGGCACACGACATAGTGGAGAAGATGCGAGGTAACGGACCGCTGTCGGTGCTCGAAGGCATGGTGACGTTTGAGGAGGAAGACCTCAACGAGCTTGCCGATCTTCTTGACAAGAACCTTCCCGTAGAGCAGACGCAAGGCTATCAGGTAAAACATTGAACAGAGTAACAAACCAAGCGGCGGCAAGCATCGTCGCTATAATAAAACAAAAACGATTATGAACAAACGTACCATTCCGGCTATCATCATAGCCACACTTGCGGCAGGTGCAACCGCCGCCGCACCCTATTATGATGTCAACATCACACAGCAGCTCTGCACACCGGCTTGTGTAGACGAGACTCCCGTGTTCGCTCCGAAGTTCTCCGTCAAGAGCATTGCCAACGTAGGCACATCACAGTATATCATCGTCGTGCACGTTGAGGGCGTAATAAACTACATCCCTTGCAACTGCGGCTCGTGCTGCACACGCTCACAAGTGGTGTCGCAAGACTTCACCATACCCGTGTTCAGCGCCACCGCCATCAATTCGGTAAGCATAGCAGTGGGAACCGTCCAGAACGGCATTGCTCGCATATCGTGCTGCAACTGCTCCAAGACTTTTGTTTCCGACTGCCCCGTAACGCTCACCCTTGTAACTACATAAGGCCATGATAGTTCTGATAGCTATAGCCACCATGATAGCCGCCACGCTCGCCCAACACCTCGGACTGGCCGAAGCCATTGCCCGTGTTGTTGACAAGGTGGCATCGTGCCCTCAGTGTTTCACCTTTTGGGTTACAATGTCGGCATTGCTCTACCTCGGCCAAGATGTCTACACATCGGCACTGGCGGCTATTGTGGTGGCGTATCTGTCAAACTGGTTTGTGTTGTTGCTGCTTATTCTTCAACGAAAATTCACAAAGCTATATGAAAAAGAAAGACACACAACCGACCGCCTCGACCATTGAGGCAAAGGCAGAAAGCAAGCCCGAGGCGCAGACATTCTTTCCTATATTGCATGTCTCTGTGCAAAAAAGTCTGATTGTCCCACATTTTCGGGGCATTTGTCCCACATGTTAAACATATAAAACTCAAACAAAATGAATTACAAACAGATGATTGAACAGGCTCGTGCCAATGGTATGGCTACCGAGAAGAAGATGTGGGCAGCAGTAGAGACTCTCTCTACCGACCTCCTTGCGCTTGAGCAGACCGACCCTAAGCTCTACTGGCACATCCTGCGCCGTCAGCACGCCGTTCTCTACGGACGGCACTATTCTGAGAAGATGGCCAACCACGATGTGAACGCCCTCGTCTATAGCGGCATGTACGATGAAGAGGGTATGCCAACCGACGGAGGCGCACACTGGACCCGTCTCAAGGTAGACGAGCTGACTAAGGGCATGAAGTTTCACGCTAACGTCAACGCATGGGACAAATATGTCGCCTTCAACTCTATGTATGCCGACCTTTGTGCTTGGATGAACGAAGAGGAGATAATCAAGGCAGCCTATGCCTTCTACTTCTGTGATGACGACTGGCAGCCATGCGAAGATGATTGCACTAAGGTATGGGACTATAACGCCCTACACGCCACCCTCTAACACTCGGCTTTTACATTTGTTTTTAAGCCAATGGAAAACTCGAAATTAACAGAAAATTTGCACTCTTTTCTGTTTCTTTTGTGTATTCTGTTGGCTTATATTTTTTTCGTGCAAATAGCAAAATTCGTTGTTCCCTCCCCGTCGTTGTCCGCTTTCGATGTCCGCCCCACCAAAATAACTTCCCCTATCTTTGTCCTCGGAAAGTTTAATTAATTTATTGTTTTATGTTCAACACACCCGATACCCGAAGCATCGACCTGCGTATGCCCCGTTCGTGGAACGAGTGCACCACCACGCAGCTTGAGCTAATCTCCCGCGTCATGCTTGAGCAGATACAGCGCGTGGACCGCTATCATCCCTTTGACATGCGCAACGTGAAGATAGCTTGTTTCTTCCTGCTTGCCGAAGTAGATATAGTGAAAGGTCCTGACGAGTCGCTGCCCATCGAAGACCAGTACTATCTGTGCCGGATGGCATCCGACCGTCCTCGCCGCATACGTCTGCCCCGCAAGAGCGATGACGAGAAGGTTTTCCCTATTTATCTCTGGCAGCTCAACCATTGGCTCACGGCCAAGCCCAAGACCGACGACCGCAACTCGCCCGAATACATTGCTGCAGGAGCCGGCACACTCGACTGGATGGATAGCGAGAAGGACAGTCCGCTCACGCGTTTCCCCTACCCCACGCTTCGCCTACGCAATCCGCAGCACTGGTTACGCAAGCGCACCGAGTTCTCCGGTCCGGCACCCGACATGGACGGATTCTTATGGCAGCAATATCGCTTTGCCTCAGATCTCATGGGACAATACACCTCGCTCTCCAACAACCTTGTCAAGATGAAGCAGATGGGCAAGTTCACGGCCGAGCAGATGCAGTTGCAAGCTGACAGCGTAGACCAGGCACGCTCCATGTTCCTCGCCACCATCTTCAACCAACGCATCCCCTACCTCGACCCGAACACCTTGCTGCGCACCGTAGACTTCCATTACGACACCCGTCAGTTCAACGACAACGCAGCCTACTTCCGTCGCTTCCCCGACTACCAATGGCAACCCATCCTCTTCTGGTGGACCGGCATGATGCACACCCTCTCACGGCGTTATCCTCATGTGTTCAAGGTGCAGAAGATCGACCGCACACAGCGACCCTCCACCCCACTTGAGATATATACCGCCACCATCGCCACCATGCAGAAATACGCCTCGCTCACCGAAGACCAGGTGAACAACCAGTCGTACTCGCTTGTGCTGGAGCATCTGGAGCGACTCTCGAAGGAGAATGAGGAGATGGAGAAACTACGGAAGAACTGATAGATATTATTGTCATCGGATGAAACGGATTTTGTTCATCATCGAATGAAGTAAATGAGACAAACTGAGAAATCCGTGAAATCCGATGTTAAGTAAAACAACGAAAATATAGAGAATCATGGGAAGATATGCAACAAGGGCGATATTAAGGTATTATTGCGCCCAAGCCGGCATCACGCTCTACTTTCATCGACTCGATGGTGTCTCCTATCAGTATTGTGCCGGAGGATATGTCGTGAATGGCTATTTGGGACGTAGCAAGTCATGGTTTGATTTGAAGTATTGTATGCAGCAAAAACTTATCTTTTTGCTAAAGTATGGTTCTGATGACAATCCTACAATATACAACGACGGAACAGTTATAGAGTGGCACAAAGAGCCGTACGCAATTCTGCCGTTAGCCAAACCTCTTATCGACAACAACGGCATGAAGGTACGCACACTACTGCCACCCGAATGTGACGAGGATTTGCAGTATTACTACAATCTTCTAAAATCATAGCAAGCGATAACGTTTTAACGAAAATATAGAGTATGAAGAACGTAAAGATTTTTGCCAAGACCATCGAGCCTGAAGCCCAGGAGCAAGTAAGGCAGATGGCAGAGAGCGAGTTTTACCGCGACTGCAAAATTCGCATTATGCCTAACTGTCATGCGGGTAAGGGATGCACCGTAGGCACTGTGATTGAAACCCGTGGCAAGGTGGTGCCCAACACCGTGGGCGTTGACATCGGTTGCGGTATGCTCGTGTGGGATATAGGCTTTGCCAACATAGATATGGCGATTCTCGACCGCATCATTAACGACAACATTCCAAGCGGATTCAATGTGCATGAGAAGCCTTTGTCGTCAGAGATGGTTTCCCTTATGTACCGTGAAATATGGTGTTTTCTTCCTCCGTGGAAGCAATACTTTGACCTTGACTATGTACTGCGTTCGCTCGGCACCCTTGGCGGTGGCAATCACTTTATAGAGGTGGACGTGGACGATGAAGGACGCAAGTATCTCGTAGTACATTCGGGTAGCCGCAATTTAGGCGTAAAGATATGCAAACATTTTCAGCAGTTGGCATCAAGACAACGCAACAACAGTGATGAACGTGGACGTATAATTTCCGAACTGAAAGCTCAGGGCAGACAGAGCGAGATAAACGATGCGCTGCGCCAGTTGAAACCCGTTTCTAAAGACATGCCTTACATTAGCGGTCTCACGCTTGGCGATTACTATGATGCCATGCGCTTGTGTCAGCATTATGCCGACTTGAACCGTTTCCTTATGGCGCAAACCATAATCAAAAGTCTTGAACTAAAGTCTACAGGTCGTGTGTTCACCACCGTGCACAACTACATCGACACCTTCGGCATCATCCGCAAGGGAGCAGTGAGCGCAAAGCGTGGCGAGCCATTGATTATCCCTCTGAACATGCGCGACGGTTCGCTTCTGTGTACTGGCAAGGGCAACGACGACTGGCTTCAGTCGGCTCCGCACGGTGCTGGCAGATTAATGTCGCGCTCGGCGGCCAAGAAGCAGCTCAGCATGGAGGAATACCGACAGCAGATGCACGACATTTACTCCACATCGGTATGCGAGTCAACAATCGACGAGTCGCCAATGGCGTACAAGCCTGCCGAAGAGATAGAATCGCTTATAGGCGACACTGTGGACGTGGTGAGGAGAATTAAACCGATATACAACTTCAAAGCGAAATAATACAACAATATATTGTGTTATCGTAAGTATTAACGAAAAGGTAGAGGACAATGATTAAACCGGAAGATTTAAGAATAGGCGACTTTGTAAGGGTAAGCCGCGATTGCATGTTTCCGAAAGGCACAATGTGCGTTGTTATCTTTATTCGTGAAGATGTATTCTATAAAAATCAAAAAGAAGGAATCCTCATGCTAAGCGCTGCCAACGGAGATGGACCTTGGGGAGTTTATTGTGGCAATGTCGAAGGCATATCCGTCACGCCAGAAATACTTAACAAGAACGGTTTTAAGGAAGAAATCGTTGGCAGATACTATACAAAGTCTCTTGGCAACGAGGAGTCTTCTCTTACGAGATTTTTGGCAGTAGAACGGAAAAGAGGTTATTGGACTGTTTTCATAAAGTATCGTGGTTTGCACGAATATGTGCTGCTACGAAAAATTAAACACGTCCACGAACTCCAGCATATCCTTTGGGTGTTAGGCTTGAGCGCAGAACTAAAAATAAAATAGAGAACAATGAGAACAATTAAGTTTAAGGCTAAAGCCGCTAATGGAGAATGGGTAGTAGGCAGCCTCTTGCATCGTCAGGATGGCAGCGTGTATATTTACGACGATAACAATGACGTTCCTTTTAACGGTCTTGTATGCAGCGAAGAGGAAACAGTACTTAGAATACCCGTTGACCGAAATACCGTCTACCAGTTCACTGGTTTCCTCGACAAGGACGGCAAGGAGGTATATGAAGGTGACGTGTTGAAAAGAACGTGTGGCATAGCGCACGACTTCACCTCCTCGCTCTACGACGTGTATGGCATCGTCAGTTTCGAGGCTTTTTCTGCTTGCTTCGCCATGCACGAATTTTATCTCTCAATGGCAACCGAAGAAGTTTCCCCGATGGCATGCGGACATAATTTCACGCAAGACTATTTGCAAGACTTCGAGGTCGTAGGCAGCGTTCACGATAAGGAATGGCAGGAGAAGTTGAACCTCAAAGACGAGTAGCGTATGGCAGCAAATATAAAAGAACGTGCTTACGAGTACACCATTTCGTTTGATTCGGCAAATTGCGAGAAATTTGAAGGAGGAAATTATATCCATGGCGCAAGTATTCGTTTAGCAAGAAAACGTCAGCACAGACACGAAAATCCGTCTAAGATGAAGATACGGCCTCGCAAGCGTCGCTATCTATCCTTAAAAGAGTATTTTGCTCAGAGAGAATGTTAACAATATAAAGGATTTATAGAGTATGAGAACCATCAAATTCAAAGGAACATGTATTACTCCAGAACGTGAGGGTGAGACGGTGTACGGCTCGCTGCTTGCGCTTCCTGATGAAAAGGTCAGGATTCTGGAGCCTTGTAGCGGGGGTGTATTTAATTTCTGCATTGTTGACCCCGATACCGTCTGCCAGTTCACTGGCTTCACCGATAAGAACGGCAAGGAGATTTATGAAGGCGACGTGTTGCGGTCAGACGAATATCCTTATAGCTGCATCGGAGATAAAAAAAACGACAACTATTATGCCGTAGTTTATTACTGTGAGGAAGGAGCTTGCTTTGGCACTGTGACGGCCAAGAATCCCAGTTCTGACGTAGGAGGCATTTCAGACGGCATACTTGATGATGTAGAGCGAGAGAAAATGAAGAACTTCGAGGTTGTAGGCAACATCCACGACCCCGAATGGAAGCAATACGGTGAGTATATTCAAGAGGAAGATAAGGAGGAAAGCGATGATTAAACCGGAAGAATTAAGAATAGGCGACCTTGTAAGGGTAAGCTGTGATTGCATATTGCCGAAAGGCACGATATGCGTTGTTGCCGGTATAAATCCCAATAAGATCCTTGAAGACAAAAAAGGAACTGTCTGTCTAAGCACTACCAATGCCGATTATGGCGGACCATGGTGGACTTGGTGCTGTAATATTGAAGGCATACCCGTCACGCCCGAAATACTTTGCAATAATGACTTTAAGGAAGAGGTCAAGGGCAAGTACTTCACAAGGCCAATCAAAGCCAGAGCAGGCAGTTCCCTTGCCAGATATTTGGTTGTAGAACGGAAAAAATACGCTTGGGCAATATTCATAAAGTATTTCAACGTGACAGGCTTTGCACTCTTATGTCATATAAAGTACGTTCACGAACTACAGCTCGCCCTCAAGATAATGAAATTTAGTCCGGAAATTAAAGTATAGCTCTATGAAAGCAAAAAACAAGGTGCTGCTTGACAGATACAATCTTTACTTCAGAGGAATCTGGAAGAAGCCCCACAACTATCCCTCGCTGTTAGATATAGTACAGCGTCGCATAGGATGGAGGGTTGACGTACTTCGTTGTTGTGACAACTGGGAAGAGATTGTTTCTACTGACCGCAAAGCACTTTCCAACTTTTGCAACCCGAAGGTGTTCCATTTCTCGAAAAAGCGGCGTGTGCCTCCTGAAGTTTTTGACCCGAGGTATTCGATGTCTAATGAATATCATGTCGTAAGGAAGAAAAACAATCGGTATAAGGTTGTTCTGAATAAGCCCAAAAGACGTTCCGTTGGAAGAACCTTGGTGGTAGATACAAAGAGAGGTTATATCCGTGAGATTGGCGACAAGGTGTGGTATTATCCAGATTATATGGATTTCGGCTGTGAGACCTGTGCTGACTTCGGAACCTGTCGGTCTGGTCATCACGACAAGAGTTTTAGTGCGGTGGCTGCAAAGTTTGGGATCGGTCGCTGTAACACATGGCTGGAAGTAAGATGAAACATTTAACAAAAACAATAGAGAGAATGAAACATCAGGAATTTAGGAATCGTGATGCCTATGCAAGGCGTTATGGAGAGTTGGTAGCTGAAAATGTGGCGATGGAACAAAGAATACATCGTCTTGCCAGAGACTATAACAGGGTAGCAAAAAAACTCCGCAATCTGGAAGACGAGCATGAGGATGTGGTGGCGCAACTGGAAAATACGGAGGCCAATCTCAAGGAATTGCATAACGGCTATACCAACGTCTGCAACGCTAACATCGCGCAAGGGCGTGAGACCGACAACCTCAGAAACGTTCTTGCTAAATTGCGAAGCGAGAACGCAGACTTAAAGCAAGAGCGTAGCGCCCTTATCGACTTGCTTGAGGAAAAAGGTTTCACTCTCGTCAAGAACACCGAATGTCCTCACGATATGGTGGAGACGGGGGACCCATTCTATAAAGAAAATCCCGAAACAGTAAGAGTGGATAGCTGCGCATGTTGGAATTGTGAATATTTCTGCCTCCGACTGAAGGACAGAGGCAAGATAGTTTGCAAGGAAGGACAAAAACGGAAGCAGCAAGACAATAAATGTTGATGCCGCTATTGTATAATATGTAATAAAAATTATAGAGACAATGACAACAGAAGAAAACAAACGTATGGAGGCATTGGCCTACATCATCGCCGACTTGAAGGCAGAGAACATTGAAATGACGCAGCGTGTACATCAGCTCATGGACGATTTCAACGAAGCCGTGCGCCAGTTGAACGGCAAAGAGAAGCGCAAGGACGAAGACCCGTCAAGGCAGACGCTTTACGATATGCTGAAGATGCGCGTCCATTGCGACAAGCTGGAAAAGGAAAACAAGGAGCTGAAGGGCTTTGCAAAAGTAATTCATTCCTTTATGAAGGACAAGAAAATCTATATGGAAAAAGGAACGTCCTGCGGCTACATACAAGGCTCCCCTGCTGTGTGTTCTACAGCCTGTCTGGAATGCGACTCTTGCCTGGGTGTAATTGAAGAATGTGGCGTAATCTGCCGACAGATGCTTTACGGTGTGAAGGTTAGTTCCGTAAAACGATGACCGACACCACACGCCCCCTCGTAGTCGGCATGATGCAGACCCCACCCTTTACGCACATGTTTGATGTGCTGCGTCGTGTGTATTCTGCCCGAGGCCTATGCCCTGCTTGTCTTGTACCTACAGGAGGCAATCAAGAGATAAAAGTTTTAGTAGAACTATAAAAAAGATTGAACATGAGAACATTTGTGATAAAGGCATTGCGAAACTACGGCTACCGCTTTCTTGGAAACAAGAGAGGTTGCTACATTTTTGGCAAACCGCTTGGCTACGGCATACTTCGTGCGGATGTGTGCGAGGGCGAAAACTCCGTAAGTGTCATGCTGATTGTTAAAGGAAACGTGAAGGACGGCAAACGCCCTGATCTGAGATGGCAGCGGACGAGCCAGGGCTTTCCCGAAGAACATGACGAACAGAAGATGTACGAGGCGTTCGTGCAAACCTTAGCCGATTGTGAGGCAGACATCTTCTCCAAAACGCCTGTGGCTCACCTGCAGAACCGAGACGTGAGATACGACTTCGAGGAGAATGTCCGTATCGAGTAAAAGGAATAATCTAAATTTGCACAAGCATACAGACAGTCGTCTGACTAAACAAAACTGCGTAACAATTCAACTATGATACAGCATCAACACTGGGAAGACTCCACTCGCATACTCATTACCGACGAGCAGCATCATGGCAGCATACAGGCGTTCATTCCTAATCGTGCCGAAGACAGACCTTTGGATGGCGAAGCGGATGCTCTCATCTACTCGCTGTGGGTGGACGAAGTTCACCGCGGCCGTGAGGTGGCAAAGCACCTGATGGAGACAGTAGAAAAAGAGATGAAGTATTACGGCGTAGAGACCGTCGCAATTTCGTGGGACGGACGCGACTCTCCTCAGTGGGTGTTGCATTGGTACGAAAAGCTGGGTTACGAGGGGAAGGCGTTAGGCAATCAATGCTGCACGCTTCTCAAACGGCTGTGATATTCGTCATCGGATGAACCAGAAAGTTTGGCGTAAGAGAGTTATCATAGAATAATACTAACATCGGGTTCATCTGGTGACAACCAAGAAACTTATCCCGAAGGCCAAGGGACCGTACTCAGTGTGCCGCATGTCGCCACTCCGTCCAACGTATCTAACGGGCTCTGGTGCAGACGAGCGAGGAGAAGGAAAACTCAACCACTGCACATTTCTTTTACGAATTTATAGACAAAGAAACGAACAATGAGTGACTTAAAGATTTTTGCAAAGACCATCGAACCTGAAGCCCAGGAGCAAGTAAGAAAGATGGCAGAGAGCGAGGCTTACCGCGACTGTAAGATTCGTATTATGCCCGATTGCCATGCCGGAAAGGGATGCACCGTAGGCACCGTGATTGAAACCCGTGGCAAGGTGGTTCCCAACACCGTAGGCGTGGATATAGGCTGTGGTATGTTGGTATTCAAGTTCGCTGAGAAGGATATTAACCTTTCGCTTCTCGACCGAATCATCAATGAGTCGGTGCCGAGCGGATTTGACGTTCACGAAAAGTCCAAGCTAAAAGTTATGAGTCCGCTTACGTCACATCTTTTGCTCGATTTGCACGAAAGGACACAAGGTTGCTTCGACCCCGACTATATCGGACGCTCGCTTGGCACCCTCGGTGGCGGCAATCACTTCATCGAGCTTGACGAGGACGAGCAGGGCTGTAAGTATCTTGTGATACATTCGGGCAGTCGCAATCTCGGAGTTAAGGTGTGCAATTTTTTCCAACACTTAGCCAAGAAGAATGTGAATCGTAGTGAGGAGCGCAAGCGCATCATCGAAGACTTGAAGAAGTACGGCTTAGAGAGGGAGATTAACAATGCGTTGCGTCGTTTGGGCACCGTGCCTCCCGATCTCGCCTATCTTGAGGGAGAAGACCTCGATGCCTATAATTTCGCAGCGAACGTCTGTCAGTATTTTGCCGACGACAACAGATGGGATATAGCAATGACTATAATCCATGGGCTTCAATTATCGTTCGTGGATTTCTTTACCACCAGGCATAACTATTTCGACATACACTCAGGCATCATCCGAAAAGGAGCCGTGAGCGCAAAGAAGGGCGAGCCTCTGATTATCCCTCTGAACATGCGCGACGGTTCGTTGATATGTCGCGGCAAGGGCAACGACGAGTGGCTTCAGTCGGCTCCGCACGGTGCAGGCAGACTGATGTCGCGCACGGCAGCCAAGAAGCAGCTCAGCATGGAGGAATACCGCCAGCAGATGCACGACATCTACTCTACATCGGTATGCGAGTCCACCATCGACGAAGCACCAATGGCGTATAAGTCGGCAGAGGAGATAGAAGAACTGATAGGCGACACTGTGGATGTGGTGAAGCGCATCAAACCGATATATAACTTTAAGGCAAAGTAATAACAATTTAAAGGACTTATATAGAACAATGAACATATTTATATCTACTTTTTTAGGCTGGGCATTCTTTCTTGGTGCCATCTTCGGCTGGACATTCTTCCTCGCCTTTGTCGTTTGGCGTGTACGGATAATACACAAGGAACGACTTGCAAAGAAAAGTCAGCGAAAGAGAGAGGAGAAGCGGAAGACATGGCTGCCGGAGCCTCCTGTGCTCCTCACTCCGAAAGAGCGTCGCGAATACATGCTCAACCATATCAAGGACGGACGTTTTTACGAAATCTCGTCGCTCCGTGGTTCTGACACCACCATTGTGTGTGCAAAGCGGTATGATGCCGAAGAACAAAGGCTCTATTGCTATGCTTACCTTTGGATAAGCGGACGTGGTGTGTATAATCTGCACGTTAGTGACCCTCGCGGTATATTTAAATTGCGTGATTTTCTCGGCAACAAGCCCCTGCGCATCGACTTCGACTGTAATCCTCACCTCGTTGTCTTTGAAGAAGAGAACATTTCTCCGTATATCGAAGATAGAGACTACAACGCCTTCGTGCAAAGCTTGCAAAAGGCCGGGTTCGACTGGAAGATTGAGAAGGGCGAAGATAACGGACTGGGCTCTTACAAATATCTCTTGAAAGAAACAAGAACGAAATAACAAGCAACAATTCAATAAACAATTAAATTTCATTTCTTATGAGAAAATTATTTTCAATTCTTTTTGCGGTTGTCGCAGTAGTGATGTTATCCTCGTGCCGTTTTGTGTCGCCCGATGCCGACGAGGAAGCCGTGTTGGTAAAGAAGCCTTGGTTCTTCGGACACGGAGGAGTTGACAACGACCCGGTTCAGAGCGGTCTGACATGGTGTGCCATGAGCACTCGTGCCGAGACATTCAAGATTGTTCCGGTACGCCACGAGGTTGTTCTCGACGACATCTTCTCCGACGACAACACTCCGCTCGACTTCCATTCTGTCATTGTCACTCAGGTGGAGCAAGGCAAGTCGCCCGTGCTGTTGCAGAACTATGGACGCGACTGGTTTAACACCAACCTCTACAACTACTTCTGCAATCTTGTCAGGGACCATATCTCACAGTATAGTCCGTTCGACTTGATGTCTAACCGTCAGGTATTGAGCACTATCGACAAGAAGATTCTGAAGCAGATGCAGGATTACGTTGCTGCCCTCTCAATGCACAAGCCGATGCCAGTCATCATCAAGGACGTTATCATCGGCAAGGCAACACCCAACAAGGAACAGCTTGCCGAAATGAACCGCACGGCAAAGATGGTACAGGCCAAGCAGACGCAGGAACGTGAATATGAGGTTCAGGTGGCTCGCGAGAAGGCCGAACGCCAAAAGGCTGTGGCAGACAAGGCGTATATGAGCGAGATGAATCTTAGCCCGCAGCAGTTTATTCAGCTTAAATGGGTGGAGACAGTGGCTCAGAAGCAGGGCGCAAACATAGACGTGCTCGTTGGTCCGGCTGAGCAAATGTGGAATATCAAACGATAAACAATTAAAACAATAACGATTATGGTATCAATTATTTCAGCGTTAATAATCCTCCTGATTATCTTCGTGCTTTCCATCTTCTCTTCTTGGATCGACAAGTTCGGACGGAAGCACCAGGAGGAGTTCATAGAGAAGGTTGTCGAGACTGCTTCGGATAAGCTGGCTATGGCGTGGAACAAGGTAGGTCCGTGGTATCTTGTGGTATATACCAAAGAAAACAGCCACCCGATATGGATCTCTAACAACAATATCCGCAGCGTTCATCCCGACGTTTTAAACTGCCGACTGACAGTAAAACTTTTCAACGGCGAGGACATGGTGATAGATGACGTGGAGAGCTACGACCTTCAGGCTGGCAACGAAATGCTTGGTTACGACTTTCAGTAACGGCATGCTCGCTGTGGCATAATGCAGCAAAAGATTAAGTGTTAAAAAGTATGTTTAGACTGCGTGGCTCGCATGGTCTTCCCCGAACAGCCCGACACCCCGAACTTTCCAATTACTTGGGTGTGGGCAAGGGGAAGACAGCGACCCCGCAGTCTTTTTTGTTTTCGGCCAACGGATAACACGAAGCACACGGATTTTTATCTTCGTGAAATTTGTAATTCGTTGGATCTCCCCTCCCCGAGCATGTCCGCCCCTTCTCCCCGTCTTTCCCTATCTTTGTGCTATAAACATTCAACAAAACACATATACAACACAATGACAACAGTTAGCAACATCAGTGAGCTCCAACAGCGTAGTGAGGAGCTTCAGTCGCAAGGCTACGAGGCCGTTCTGCCTGGCGCGTTCTGTGCGCCCAAGCAGGGAGGCAGCAGTGTGTTCTCATGGGGCGATTACGTTCACCAGAAGCTCACGGCTTCGGCTACCATGACCGGAGCGGAAGGCAATGCGGCAAGACGGGAGATTTCCGCTGTGTTCGGATCATCGGGCGGCGAGAACAAAGCCGTGCCCGAAGGTGTAGGCACTAAGGGATTGGGATTCATGGAGTGGGGCGTGGGCAACCGACTGCCTAACCTCGTGTATCTGCTCTCCAAGATGTCGCCATTTCCGGCAGCGGGAGTTGACTTCGTGAAGAAAATACTCGTAGGCCGTGGGCCGTGCGCCAAGTATCACTATACACAGTATGTCGGTGGCAATATCACCGAGAAGTACATCGCCTTTCCCTCTGCCGGCACGCTGCTCCGAGGACAGATAGCCGACCTCAAGGCTAAGGAAAAGCAAATGTCTGAAACAGAAAACCAAACGTCAGAGTCTAAATCCAAAGATGCCGACTCCGAGGAGATGAAGTCGCTCAAGGCAGCACTGAAAGAATGGGAGGACACCAATGAGGAGTTGCAAGCATTCATCAAGAACAACGACCTCCACAAGACCTACCTTGAGATGGCAGGCGATATGTCGCTCATGTCGCAATGTTTTTGCGAGTTGCAGCTCAACCAACGTCAGTTGGACGAGAACAAACGCCCCGTGCCCACATCACGGTGGAACCCGAAGATTGTCGGCATAAAGCCACGCTCGGTGTTCACCACCCGACTGGAGCGCATGGATAGTCAGTATCGCATCAACTATGCTTACCTCTCAAATCAGTGGCTCGACTCCACCCAGACGCTCACCGAAACCGACCGTCGCATTGCTGCCGTGCCTTATCTTGCAGCCGACACAGCCGTGAGCGACCTCAACCGCCGCTTGCGTGAGGCTCGTGAGAAACAAGTGAGCCGCAAGAACCGACCCACACGCTTCATCATGTCGCCACGCGACTTCGGTGGTCCTTACTATGCCGATGCCCTTTGGCACAGCATCTTTGCCGGAAGCATCTTTGAGTATGCCTTCACCATCGTTGACGACCGTCTCACTCGCAAGCGCAACAGCAACATCATCGGTCGCGTCATATACATTCATCAGGAATACCTCAAGCAGCTCTACACCCAGCAGGGCGAGAACAAGAGCAAGACGATGGCTCAGATACAGCAGGAGGTGTTCACCGATGTCAACCGCTGGCTGTCTAATCCCGACAACGCAGGTCAGGCTCTTATCTCTGCCGTGTTCACCGGACTGGACGGCAAGGAGCACAAGGCATGGGAGATTGTGGAGATTGAGAGCAAGGCCAACTCGCAAGCGCAAGCCGAGAAGACCGAGCTCCAGGAAATATCTTCCATTATATTCTTCGCCATGGGCTTGGACTCGAAGCTCATAGGCAACACCCCAGGCGACGCTACATCATCGGGCGGCACCGACCTCCGCGAGCGTTTCCTTGTAAAGCAGATACAGTTTGCCCCATTGCAGCAGCTCATGCTCCGACCGTTGGAGGTGATAAGCAAGTTCAATAAGTGGGACTCGCACCTTGTGTGGCAGATAGACCGCGAAGTGCTCACCACGCTGGATAACTCGAAAACGGGGGTGACGATGCAGGAATAGTAACGAATAAATGATATAGAGAATGATTGAACTGAATAAGATATATAATGAAGACTGCCTCGAAGGAATGAAACGGATTCCGGACGGGAGCGTGGATTGCATCGTGTGCGATTTGCCGTATGGTGTTCTCAACAAACAGAGTGAAGGAGGGGGATGGGATAGCATTATTCCGCTTGAGTCATTATGGAAAGAATATCTACGCATAGCCAAACCCAATGCAGCGATTGTTCTTTTCTGTCAAGGTATGTTCACTGCACAGCTTATGATGTCGCAGCCGAAACTTTGGAAATATAATCTTATTTGGAGCAAAAACAGAGCAACGGGCTTTTTGAATGTCAACAAGATGCCTCTGCGCTCGCATGAGGATATTGCAGTATTCTATCGAAAGCAGCCTATCTACAACCCTCAGATGTTAAAATGTGCGCCACATCAACGAAACCATCGAAGGGGCGATGGTTCTCATAGTTTGAAGCGAGGTTGTTACGGCGACCATAAAGAAGTGCCTACTATCGTATCAGATGAAAAATTTCCAAATAGTATTATCTGCTTCGATAAGGAACATTCAGCCGACACCTTCCACCCCACTCAAAAGCCCGTAGCTCTTATTCAGTACCTCATTCGCACCTACTCCAACGAGGGTGACTCCATTTTAGACAACTGTATGGGCAGCGGCACCACCGCCATTGCAGCTATCCGCGAGAAGCGCAACTTCATCGGCTTTGAACTCAACAAGGAGTATTACGACAAGGCTTGCAAGCGCATTAAGCAGGAGCAAGCGCAGCTCACGCTGTTCTGACAAGAGAATCATCAAATGACACGAATGAAACTAATTGTTCGTGAATTTCGTGAAATTCGTAGTATTTCACAGACCGCAAGCAGCAGTTAGGTCCATTCTATTCATTCGATGATAAAATATAAACAATAAAATTCGCATAGCGTATGATTTTATCAACCACCAAGGAGCTTCGGCTCCACATTCCCAGCAACGCCATTGACGAGATAAGTTCTCTTCAAGGTACACTCGACAACAGCGAGAAGGATTTTCTTCGCGACAAGTTAGGCGACTCGCTCTACGACCAACTGTGCGAGTATTATCAGAGCATTTCTCCCGACGAGTTCTACCTTTCCGTCACCAACGGCGAGCATACTCACCTGCCTTGGCAGCAACTCCTGCTTATGGCACAGCGCATGGTGGTTTATGATGCCATGTCTCGTTTCGCCTACACGCAAGCCCTCTCTATCAATGGCACGGGCATCAACGTAGCGTCGAGCGAAGACTACGGCGCTGCATCCAAAGACCTGCTCGACAAGGGTGTGCAGGGCTATAAGCGCGAGGCAATGGTATCGCTCAACCAAATGCTTGTGATGCTCGAAGGTTGGGCGCGTAAGATGACTACACCCGCACCCATCGCCGATGCCGACTCCACCGATCCACCGACCACCGAACCAAAGGACGAGGAGCACAAGACCATTGAGGAGATAAGCCTATTGTGGCAGGAGAGCCAGTACTACTATCTCCACCACGACCTCCTCATTGCTACATGTGCCGACCTTCAGCACTATCTCGACATCTACGAAAGCCGTGAGAAGTTCATCCGTCTTCTGCCCGACCTTCACTTCATCCAGGACGAATACATCAGCGAGGCTATTGGCGAGGACACGGTGCAGCGTCTGCTCCACACCGACGACCCTGCCGACAAGCCACTCCTTCGCAAGGTACGTCGCCTGATGGTTGCTCACCTCGAAGAGCGCACAACAATTCTCACTATTGACAAGGCACGCCGAGCCGCTGCCCACAACGAAGCCATCGCCCTACGATCTTCGGTGCTCCGGCTCATGGAAATGCGCAAGGCAGTGGATGCCGCCAACAACACCCCAGACAAGTCCTCAACCAACACCACCGACTCAACAAGCAAAGGCTACGAGAACAACCAACCAGACAGCAAGATATTCGTGTCGCCACTGCTGTATTGATATTAACATCGGATTAAACGGACAAAACGGACTTTCTTTTGTCATCGAATGAAACAAATGAAACAAACTTCAAATCCGTTGAATCCGTAAAATCCGATGTTGATAAATAAACAATTAGCTGTGTGATAAGTTTCACATCGGATTTGACGGATTCAACGGATGTAGAATGCTTCAAGCAGCGAGAGTAATCAAAATCCGTAAAATCCGTAAAATCCGATGTTAAAAATAAAAATCCAATTCGATGTAACACTATGGAAGAAATAATCCGCATTCTAACCCCTGCCCTCTCCGCCCGTATGCTCACCTCCGACCAGCGTGAAGCCTTCGAGCGTGGTCTTACTCTTCTTGAGCAGAATCCACGGGCAATGTCGTTCATAAAGGAGAGCCGCCGTTTTCGCGACTATCATCGTCGTGTGCGTCAGCTCCTCACCTATCTGCAAACCATGCAGACCTCTTGCACGGAGATAAAGCGTCACGTCGGTCGCCCCACTAAGGAGGAACAGGCCCTCTATGCCGAGCAGCAGAAAGAGAAGGCTCTTGAGGAAGCGCGTCGCTCGCTCTTTCCCGACCTAAAGCCCGACCTCACCTTGCAGCCCCTTACCTACGGCGGCATCGTAGCCAACCCCAACGGCGAGACCATTGCGTCCACCATGCCCAACCTCATGCAGCTCCGACCGTTCCTCTCCGAACGTCTGCAAGAGAAAGTAAACACCGTGCGCTCTCTACGCAACGAGATGGCAGCAAAGTCTGAGCAAGCCAAGACCATGGCCGAAGCCAATGAGAAGGCTGGCAGACCTATCTACACCGAAGAAGAGATTGCCCTTCTCGCCACCCGTGCCGTAAAGATAGAAAGCGACATCCTCCCTCGCATCTACATCAACGTTGACCGCGAAATTGGCGAGGCATACCTTCGCCTATCACCGCGCACCGGCGACCCCGAATACATCGCCCGAATAGAGAAGGCGTGCAACGTTCCACCGCAGAACCTACGCGCCCAGTTTCGTCCTTTTTATGACAAGGCGCTCGCCCGCGACCCTCTCTTCGCCCAGTCGGTAGCCGACAAGATAGCCAACGACCGGCCCGAGGTGAAAGCCGCCCGCGACGCAGCAGCCAAGCACAAAGCCGAAGCCGACGCTCTCATTAAGTACATCATGCGCAAGGACAAGCCATCGACCAAAGCCCGCGTAAAGGGCCTTACCGACCGCATCTCCCAACTCCGCAAAGACTATGCCGACATCGTGAACGAAGACGAGCTGAAAGGCTACGAGGCTATCTTAGAGAAAACCAAAAGTGAAGTTTCACCAAAGGCTTAGTAAGGCTTAAAAACAAGACCCATGACCTCATTCGATCAACTCAAACAAATCTGCACCATCGCCTGCCACGACCGCCACGCTTGCGCCGAAGGCTATCGTGCCATGCTTGCCACAAAAAACATCAGTCAGCTCATGGCTGTGTGGCGTGCGAATTGGGAAGACCTCGTTGAGAGCAAATACGCCGATATCATCAACGAACAGCTTCATGCTCTCTACCTCGACCCCACCCTAAGAGCGAAAATGAACGCCGCCGGCATCTACGTTAACGAATGTCCGAAGACAGCACCCGAGTTTGTACTTGTCATTGTTACCGACCATGACCGCATCGTTGATATATACGATTATGCCAAGTGCTATGTCCTCGGCAGGGCATACGTTCGTGCATGGGACCACGCCCAGGTATATAGCGAGAAAAACGATGAATGTATTGTTCAGCTCTACGACCATTCTTACGGTCATGTCAGCAAGGGAGGAGTAGAAGCCACTGGCTACTCCCGTTTATGGACTTCTACTAACGCCCGTCTTTTCGGTCGTGTGACATGCGAAGCCCACGGTGGCGAGATCCGTGTTTGCGGCTATCTGAAGATTGAAGCCTACGGCGACACCAAGGTATTCAGCAATACCGATCGCAACATCACACTGTACGGCAACGCCCACATAATAGTATAACAAAAAAGCCCAGCAAACCCCAGAAAGGCCCAGTAAGGCCCATTAAAAAGAAAAAACATGAACAGCAAACTCACCATTCTTGCCGACGGCAAGCCGCTCGCCCTAAAGGAAGACACATCCATCAGCATAGAGTTGAGCAACCCATTGTTCAACGACACCGAGATGTTCTCCTATCCCGTGGAGCTGCCCATCGAAGGCAACCGACATTTTCTCAAGAACGTGGATGATGTCAGCAGCGACATACGCCCCGTGAGCTACGAGCATACGCCGATGCAGATCATCGCCGACGGCGTACCCTTTGCCTCCGGCACAGCCATCATCCAGGAAGACGAACGACTGGAAGACTCCCTCTCGCTCAACGTCGATGCAAGCACACAATCGTTCTCCGACCTCATTAGCGACCTCAAGTGCAACGAGGTGCCTATACCGCAGAAATATCACGACCAACTCTTGATAGGCGAGAAGATTGATGAAGTGAGCGTTAGCGTAACGTATAACACTGAGGTTGTCATTAAATATCAGGGCAAGAAAGGTGACAAGAAGTATGGTTCGGTGGGCGAATCCATTACTAACGCTACCTTTTCGCCCCAAGCTCTCGGTTTCTCCTATCCTGCCCAATGCAAGGAGAAAGGCGATAAGCACGAGGCTGTATTGAAGAAGACATATACATATCCTAACAGTAACGAGGTGAAGGTGCCCGACGTTCTTACTTCTTACATTAACGTTAGCGACCCTTATCCTCTGAAGCCATACTGCAACGCCCGTGTCTGCTATAAGCATTACGACCTTGCCGAAGATGGCTCAACATCAGACGATGTGGTGGAGTCTATTGACACCCGTAAGGGCGAGGACAGTGACAATACAAACGAGAAGGAAATGTATGAAGACCGCGGACCGATATGGGTGTTGGATGCCGACCGTCCTCAATCGGGCATCTGCTTCTACGTGCTGTTCTTCCTCGACTGTCTCTTTGAGCACCTTGGCGTACAGTTCGACAATTCGGCTCTTACAGCCATCGGCGACTTGAACCGTCTCTGCTTCTTCACCACAAAATGCACCTACGACATCGAACCGCTGTATTATGGTGAGAAATACAAGGAGGAAGACGAAGCCGTGAAAGCCGGACTGAAAACCACGGAAGACATCAAGGTCGGCTTTTTCCAGAAGCAAGCTGCTAATGAGAAAGAGACAAAAAATCTTTTTGACGATGTAAACGCATGGCTCAGTTCGCGCGGTTGTGGCGGTCAGCTCAAACTCGAAAATCCAAAAGACAAGAGCGTGCAGGAGGTCAGATACCGTGAGGTTACATATAAGGTAGTGGAGAAGAAGTATGAAGGCGGTTTCTACAACCAAGGAGTTTTCAAGGACACAGAAGTGGTGACCGTGGATGGTGGCTGGCAAACCGAGCGTGTAGGCGAAAAAAATATTGCGAGCATCACCTGCAAGAGTACCATAAAGTCGGCTCAGATGAGTGCAAGCATCTTCCGCATGTATGCCAATGGAGAGAATTTCCCCGACGAGTCGGTTTCGGACGTTATCGACTCGCTTGAACAGCAGTTCGGCATAAAGTTTCATTACGACTACGAGCAGAAGAAAGTAACAGCCTATCTTATCCGTGACGTGTTCTGCAAGCAGAATCCCGACCCTCGCACCTTCCATGCCCAGGTACTCTCTATGGTGCCCATGACTGAGAAGATAACCGGTGTGCGTGCCGGATATGCAGCCGAGAGTGAAGCGAAAGAGCAGCGCGACAACGTAAAGAACCAGGTGAAGGATTTCAATACGGATTACGACTATATAGAATATCCCAAGAACCGCACCGTGACGAACCTTACATATAAGGAAATTATTCATCGTGTGCATAATGGCGAAATGAGCGTGTTCGTAGACCTTCAGACGGGCAACAAATATCGTGTGAAGATTGACAAGGATTTCACCAATGCTGGCGACATGAAGCCGCGACTGTTTGAGGTGGCTGCAATGAAGGGCGTGGAAGTAGGTGATTGTTCTACAATAAACGAAGACTTCATTCTGGAATTTAAGTCATCGTTCATTCCCGTAGGAATGGTGGATGCCAACTATCGTAAGGCATTGTCAGCCACTTCGGGCAGTAAATGCGTAACTGACGATCCGAATCAGCCAACTGAAGTAGGCAAGGAAAGCAAGGGCAGGGAAGTTGCAGGAGTAAACGAGTCTTACGCCAAGACTCAGATGGCAGCTCTCGTTGACGAGGATATGGAGCATGAGTTTGTGAAGCAATACATCAAGAATACCATGTCGTCAATGGTAGCCGACTTCTACGTCACCGAAGAACTTTCGCTGCGTGAGAGCTATGACCCCTCGAAGACCGATGACGGCAACTCGCCCCTGCAGTCATACGACTGGGGCTTGTCGGTGGCTATTATGCGAGGCGGTGGCATTGACTCGACGCATGAAGCCTATGATTACAACTATGACGGTTTCGGAAACTCGAAGTGGCGCACCAAGGCGGGCGAGTACGCCCTGACTACCGACTCCATCGACCCTTACGGCGTAGAGTACGACTACAATGGCATTGAGCCGGGCAACGGCAACGAGGAGCGTTTCTCCCTGAAGCCTCGTGCTTGGGTGCAGCCCGAATGGGCAGATGCTCCGCTTGTGGTGAACACCCCGTCGGTCAAGAACCGTGGCTACGTAGACGTGTTCCTCGTCGATTACATCTACTTCCTCTTACATCGCAAGAAGTATTACGTCAAGTGCCTCGCCTCCGTAGCTCAGATAGCCGACATTCAGAACCATTGGAAAGAATGGTGGAACATCGACGGCAAGAAATGCCTAATTAACAAGGTTAATGCTGACGTATCGGCAAAGGAAGGAATGGGCGAAGTAGAGCTTGAAATTTATAGCATTTAAATAATAAATACCAAATAACAACTGAAGCAATGGCAAGTTTACTTAAATTACATTCAGGTTCGGTATTCAATGGCAATCCTATTGTCTTCATCGTCTGGCCTATTGCACTTAAAGAGACACCTTCGTTTCATCGTATGATATTCGAGGTGAAGTGTGGCATGAGTGGCATGAGTGACGGCAAATACGAGACAATAAAGATGTCCGAGCCTATAAACAACGAGAAAGGCAACCCGATAACTGTGGACATTTCGTCTGCCCTGCGGTCATTCCGCGACTCCTACGAGTATTCTCCCAATCCGGGCGTAATGCCTATGGTGAAGTTCAATGTGTCGGCATACGACGAGTATATGACTGACGGCGAAGTAAAGAAATCGGAACCTGTATATTATCTCGCCGGCGAGGACGTGAAGCAAACTATCTTCGGTGGCTTTTCCGACTACGACCGACTTATGGCTACAAACGACACGATGCCCGTTAGCCGAATGACTCGCAAGCCCACCACCATACCGCAGTTGGCGTGTGTAGGCGAAACCATTATCTACGCAGATCCTTACACTCCTGCCATCGACTTCTCCACAGTCGCATGGGATGCACCCGAAGCCAAGGCTTTCACTATAACCGATGAAGGACAGCAGACCATAGGCGACATCAGCGTTTACGCCATGCCGCAGTCGGAAGCCAGCCGTCGCACGGAGTTCCGCTTCATCAATTCGTTCGGTGTATTGGAGAGCGTCAGCGTGCCGAGAGTGTACAGCAAGAAGCTCGGCATTACCACCACCAACTACACCGTAACAAGAAAAGAGACCCTACGCTCGTTCTCACGTTCCGTCACGCGCAAGCAGGATGATAGGGAAGGATGGAACTTCCAGACCGACCCGCTCGATGAAGCATGGCTCGCATGGTATCTGCATGAGTTCCTGATGACGAAACGCACATGGATAAACATCAACGGCAAGTTCCTGCCTTGCACCATCACAGCCGAAGAGGAAATCACTTTCTGCGACGATACCAAACAGGAAATGCACAGCGTATCGTTCACGGCGAAACTCGACTTCTGCGGAAGCACAATCATCTGAAATAACAACACCAGATTTTCTTTATTATTTTATTCTCTCTATTTCTTACGACCTCAAGAGACGCATGAGCTCTTGGGGTCGTTTGCGTATGTCCGCTTTGAGCCAATATTTAAGGCTATCTTTGACGTATAATAACAAGAAGACAACAGCATGATAAACAAGAAAACATTTATTTTCAACACTCTTGCTGACGCACTGGCTTTCAAGATAGGAGCCGACCCCAAGAACACTACATATCGCTTGGGGTCGTTTGCCGAGGATGCGGAGATAAAGACCGGCGAACCCGACATTCCTTATTATTCCGAGATCCTTATTCGCGAGACTAATCAGATGTGGCAATGCAACCAGTTTTGGCTGAACGACGTAAACCGTAGTCCCGACAACGACCTTGCGACGGAGCGTGCCGAGCGTATGGCAGCGGATCAACTATTGCGCAGCGAGATCGACCGGCTGACAACCGAAACACATACTCTCAGCGAACAACTGCAAGCGGAAGCCAAGACACGTAAGGAAGCAGACGCGGACATCCAGACGGTACTGGAGAATCAGCAGAAAGCCATCGCCGCACTCGTTTTGCGTGTGGACGGCTTGGCAGGAGTGCTTATCACGAAGGACGAGTATCGCGCCATTTCGCCCAAGAAGGACAATGAATAAGCACGTGAGGATATTGAGTCTTCCGGTGTGCCGCAGAACGAGTTTCTTTCTGCTGACGGCGGATTCCCCTTCTCGTTCTCCGTGATGGGAGCTGTTGACAAGAAGCTGCATGTCACGATGACGGGTGCTACAGGCACATGGGCGATGGAACCGAAGACGTTTCTTGCCGACGAACAGCGACCCGAAGCTAACCCTTATTCGTGGACACAGCAGGAAATTTCGGCTTATGGATTGTTGTCGCACGGTGTGCATACCGTAACGGCATGGGTAACGTGTGATGACGGCATGGGTGGCGAGTTGTCGTCGGAAGTGCAGGTAAACCGCTTTATGGTGGTGAACGAAACGACCTCTTCTCCGTCATAACTGGTACAACCATATCTGATGCTTCAGGGCGTGCAGAGCGTGGTGGAGAACTATGTGCGCACGGTTATCTCAAACTTTGCGGTATGGGTGCCGAAGAGTGCAGACACGCCTACGCTGCCCGCCACCGAACCGCTGCCCGTGAGCATCCGCATCACGAATGCCGGCGACGGCGACTTGGACTACACGGCTTCTTGTTTCGTGTAAGATGTCCGGTCCGTAAAAACGGAAATCACTAACTTTGTAACATGAATTTTAATAATAAAAATATAAAGATTGAAAATCAAACCCAAAGCAAAACCTCAATACTTAGCAGCATGAACATCAGAGAAACGAAAAACGAGGCCATAGCGAAAAAAGGAATGTTCGCTCATATTGACGCTACCTTCCTCAAGCGTCTTGTCGCCCTTTTCTCCATACCCGACTATGACACGTTTGCCGCAATCCTTGTCAGCGGCAAATACACCTACCCCGAAGAACTCTCCTGCCACCGCAAGGCGCTATTGGGCAACATGCAACCGCTGAAGGAGCTTAACGCCTACGTAGAGCAATGCAAGAGTCTTGCAGCACAATGCTTCGACAACTTAATCATTAAATAACACGCAATATGGCTAACCCTAATCCCAACATGACCGTGGCGACACCCAAAGACTACTGGCTTTCGCCTAACGCGCTCCACATAGAGCGAAACGCATTGGGCTATCCTGATTACATTCAGGCATCGTGCATAAGCGGAGCGCAGATCCTCGTCTACATCAAGGGTATCATCAGCTATGACGCGGGACACAACTACCGCCGTTGGCCGCTGCAAGCCTCGCCTACAGTGTTCAACACCCATACCGAGAAATACGTATATGTGGCTGTGCCGCGTGACTCCACGCTGTCCTCAGCCATTGTTGTTTATCCCTCCGAGCTTCTTGACATCTACGGCAAGAACGATCAACAGCAGCAGGTGGGTTCGGAGAAGTATTACTACATCTTCCTGCAAGGCATACTCTCTTCTTCGGGCGACAACGGCACGGTGCAGCGCGACTGGCTTGAGGGCCATACCGTCCTTACGGGTTATCTTTCTTCCAACGAAGCCATCAACGCCGGACCGGACGAAGCCGAATGGTTCCAGTACAGCACGGTGGACGAGATAGTGACGTTCCTCAAGGACCTCACGATGAAAGCCGGAACGAAGTTTCGTGAACTGTTTGCTAAGGCGGTCACTATCGTGTCGGGAGGATATATCACGTTTGAGGGCAAGACGGGTTCGGTGTCGGGCATCGCCAACGCCGATACGTCGGTTGAGTCGGAAGCGGATATCGTCACGCCGAAGTATATGGACGGCAAGGCTCTCTCGAAGAGTCATAACGACAAGACCGACTTCGACATCGAACTGAAAAACCTTCGCGCCAATGGCACTGTTGACGTGTTCGGCGGTCTGACAATCGGCAGGACGGAGGACGGATATGGCGTGACGGGCGAAGGTGCTGCCACGCTGAGTACGGTTGTTGTGGACGAGGTGCGTGACCCTAAGAGCACCGAGCAAGACCGTGTGATTGTCGGTGCGCAGGGCTTTAACCTCTATATGGGCAAGGACGGCAAGAGCCACCTCTACATTGACTACCTGATGACAAGGACGAAATTCTTTGCTGCGAGTGCGGAGGTGAGAAAGGTGAGCTATTCGGGCGGTACTACGCTCTTCTCAAACGCTGGCAGCACGATAATGAAGGTGGCTCACGTACTGGATGATGCAGGAGTGACTGTCGGCTACAAGTGCTACGCTGCTGCTGATGACGGCACAACACGGACGGCTAACTGGTGGCATGTGGGCATGATGGCACTGTGCCAGACCTTTAATGTGAAGGCTGGTGAGACGGAGAACCTTCAGAACCGCTACTACTGGCGCCTTGTGGTAGGTGTCGGACAGGAGACATTAGAGGACGGCAAGCTGTATGACTACGTGATACTGAGCAACAGGAAGACGTTTGCGGGTTCTGACAGCATCACGGAAGACGGCCGGAGTCTGGCGGCGGTGTTCGAGGAGCAGGAGGGCAAGACTACTGACGACGGCAACAACGTCATAGCAAACCGCATGTTCTTCGGCTACGAGCCAGCCGCGGACGGCGGAGAACCTGACGTGCCGCAGCCTTACGACGTGATAGTGCAGGCAGGAGACCAGATTCAGTGGAACCGCTTCGGCAACCTCATCAAGCTGACGACATCTACGGAGGACGGAAGCGACAACGGAAACGCTCCTGCCATTGCGATATATCATGCGATGGGTGCGCCTTACAAAACGGGAGACACGGTGAATCCGTATCAATGGAAAACGCTGACTTCATTAGATTCCCCTCTCCTTGTGCTCAAGAACGCAAAGAACTTCAAGTTCTTTACCGATGACAACCCTGACAATATCATCGACCCTGTGACGGTGACGTACGACCTTGTACCATCCTCGGAATATATCATCCGCAAGCCGAACTCTCAGACGGCGACACCGAACGACATTACCTTCACGCTTCGCAAGCGCACGGGCAACGTGACTGAGGACATGAAGGACGGATATTTGCTGACGGCAGACTATACGACCACTGCGGGCGAAAGCAAGAGCGGCGTGGCGATAAACCGCCTGTCCGACATTGGCGTGAGCTTTTACCTCCTCGCTTCGGTGACGGTACGGGCAACTGTCAAGGCGGACAACACCACCGTAACGCTGACACTTCCGATTCTTTCCGACGGCGCGAAAGGCGATACGGGCACAAGCTTTAAGGTGCTCGGCTACGCTCTTGCCCATGCCAAGACATACGCGGAGCTACAGCAGATAACGCCTACGGACGGCGGTCTGTACCTTGTGGACGACACAACGGGCATGGAAGGCGGCGGAAAGAAGCCCTGCGTGGTGCAATGGAAGAACGGCAAATACATCGTGTGTGACTCAAACGACGGCGACTCGTATAAGATAGGCGAAATACTCTGGACAAATACTGGAACCTACTGGCTTGACATCGGCAGCGTGAAGGGAGAGGGTGTGGTGATATCGGACATGAGCGTGACGTACGCCATATCTGACAGCGCTACGGTGACACCTACGGAATGGCAGTCAGCCATCATCGCCGCCACCGACGCGAAGCCCTATCTCTGGACGAGGACAACGGTGACCTACAAGGATTCGGAGGGAGAGCATACGACGGTGTCATACGCCATAGCCTACAAGGGCAAGGACGGCGACAAGGGAGACCCCGGAGCAAACGGCAAGGACGC